CGATGATCTGCAATGTCTTTGTTGTGGCTCCAAGAGTGTAGTCGTAGAGTACAGGCGTAATAAGGTACGCCACCGCACCCTCATAGCTCTCCCTGCGATCGACCTTCTTGCTCTCAAAACAATCAACAAACTGGATCGTCTTAGAATCGGTCATGGCATGTGCTTTGCCAACAACCACGTTCATTCCAAGCTCCTCACGGGTAATTAGGAAATGATCAATTTCTTTGGCATTTCCCTTCAATTCCCATTGAACCAAGACCTTGTTCGACCCCATCGGGATTGCAAGGGCGTTTTGGATCAACGGAGTGTTGACCGCCAAAGACAATCTCAGGTGGATCACCGAACCAACCGTTGCCGAGGTGAAAGACGAACTGGAATGGTTCCTTTGCAGGCTGGTCGTGGAAACAATGTTCCCCTCCCCCAGGATGATTGGATTTTGCCATTTTGCTGGGGAGTAGCTGTAAGACCTAGCCGGATTGGTGGTGTCCGTGACTGTCAGTTCAAAGGTGCCCAGGAGTGTCTGAGCGCTCCTGAAGTGGGTCGTGATTGCATACTCGTATTCGCACCCAGCTTGGACAGGCTTCACACCTTTGCCAGCCCCTTGAGTGCGGTCAGAGAACTCGGAGCCCATGAAGATGCCCATGTCCTCCACTTCCGAGGTCGTAAGATTGGTGCGCTTCACATGGTAGGCTACCAAGCTTTGGAGGTACTCGCGGTTGTTCACGAGGTCATCCTGGAAGAACCCAAGAATCCCTTGCTGAGCCATTGCCCGTCGAACTTGGTCAATTCTGCCTTCTGCAACCGAGGTCGTGAGCGTGAACTGGATGTCCTGTTCCAGGCCGACGTTTACGGCTCTCATTGGAGACGCCGTTGTGGTCAAAATGCCATTGGTTACAGGGTTATACTGGATTTGCACTGGTGGAGTTGCCCACAGTTCAGTCCCGTCCCTGTAGATCAGGCGCACGATGTACTCGTAGTCCCGTCGTTCCACGGGGTTCTCATCGGTCACGTAGAACCGCATATCCGGCGTTGGAAGCTCAGGCATGAAGATCGTGTTGCCAATCTGCGCTGCCTCTGTAAGCTCCTGGAGCAAAGTAAGGTCACGACGGTAAACCTTCATTGCCAACACGGATGGAGGGATGTCGTTCAGTTCAAGCTCAATTGACCGATTGACAATTTTGGCATGGAGAGACAAGAAGGACTTCTTCTTGCTGCTCTTTGAGCGAACAGAGAGAGCCTTGGAGATGGGCACACAAGTGGCCGAAGTGAACTCACTTGCCTTGAACTCTTGTCGGTTGTAGGTCACAGCCCGGTAGACCACAGGTTTCATGGAAGGAAAGTGATCCTCGAACCAACGCACCCCATCCTGCTTGCGGATTGGAACCTTCGCAATCTGCACAAAGCCGTTGTCCATGGTAACGGTCTGTGTGTCCACTGCCTTTCGAAAAATGATGATTCCAGCGCCATTTTCGTCTAGCTGCTTGAATTCCAGCCTATTGTACCCAACGCAAGGTGTGGCCATCAACATCGGCGGAACGATTGGGATGGAATACAAGGCCACGTTCCTTGAGTGTTGCACCAGCATGGATACCGCGTCCATCTCGATCCCGTTGGAATCATGAAGCTGGAAAAGCAGGTAGAACTGGTCACCAACAGAACTTGCGTTGAGGAACAAGTCTTCCTCGATCACGAGGTTGTTTGTCTCCTCCAAGGTTGAAACCAAAACCAGCTCATCGTTTGCAAGTCCAAGTTGATCGCTTGAACGGGAGTTGGGTTTGATCACGGCGCTAAGGATGCCAAACGCTGCCCTTGTAAGACCCGAGAGGGCTGGTTGAACAGCTTCCCGAGCAATGCCCCCAAGCTTTTGGTGAACGCCCTCCTGGGCCTTCCTGGTGTCAGCAACCTGGGTGGTTGCTCGTCCAACGATTGCTGGATCGACTCCGTAATTGAGCAAGAGGGAATGAGCGTTCTCCCCTGGAGAGATTCCAAGGGAAACTTGGCTAGCTTGAGGCTGGTAGAGTGGGATCTGGTTGGTTGGCTGCGAGATGTTTTCCTTTGTCAGGTCCGAAGCCTTTACGAGCTTGTAGCCCTTCGTCTGGAACAAGGTGGTTCCTTGTTTCAGGTTCACGAGGTCCTTGATCTTGTCGTTCGGAAAACGGCTGGTAATGTCGCTGGTGATCGTTGTGATCAATCCCTTGGTGAAAGCACGACCCGCCTCAACCTTGCTGGCCGATTGTCGAAGCAAGCTTTGAACCAGTTCCCGTCCCGAAGTTCCTCCAACGGAAGAAGCCATCTTGGTTTCAGGAGCGGAGGTGGAAACACCAATCTTCACCAAGTAAGCCTTGCTCTTGATCGCCTTGACGGCATTCACTGAATACTTGATCTTGTAGTGAAACTGACCCTGCTGAGTAAACCCCTGAAACGAGGCGAAATCGGCTGGAAGGGTGAGGATTCCACTTTGACGTGTGACTGCGATTTTCATTTTAGCCCTCGAAGATCAAGGTGAACAAATTGATGAACTTGTGAACCCCAGCGCTATCAGTGAACACCTTGCCTGCAAAGAAGACCCGCTTGCTCCTGATTGGACGGTTCCTTGGGTCCTTCTCCTGACGGATCTTGTCGGACTCCGAGATGTCCTCGCCTCGAATGTTGAAAAGGCCAAAGTCGATGATGTCCAGCTTCACAATCTCATTTTGCCCAAGTTCAAACATCTGGCACACGAGGTTGTTTCCACGGGAGGTTTCATCAAAGGAAATGTCCGCTGAATAGCCCTTCTGTGCAGCAGCCTGGATTTCCCTTTCCACGTCGGCAAAAGTCAATTTTGGACGCTGGTTCAAGATCGGGTAGTTGCCAAGGAGATTGACAGTGGAGTCCCCTGGACGATACTTGTTGATTGGGGGGAGGTACTGAAAGTTCGGCAGGTGACTCAGCTTTGAGTCAACAAAGAGGCCATCTGTTGTCTCCACGCTAGACTCGGATCTCTCCCCAGGCGCAAAAGGGGAGGAGTCAGAGATTCGATAGGAGATGGTGTTGCGGTTGAGGAGGAATTGCTCCCTGTTCTCATCCAATGGGTCTGGACTGCCGATAATTCGGTTATTCAGGAAAGAATCAAGAGAGGAGCTCAGGAGAGTGTTGGCCATCGAGGAGAACACACTGTCCTCTGCTGGCGCGTAAATCCTACCTGTCGTTCCAGAAAGCTCTGTTGAGGAGGTGACAACGGTCAGGATCTTGCCATTCCTCACCGGGAGAGTGGAGGATCGAAAGTTAACAAGCTTTCCAGCATCATCCGACTCAAAGGTAATCCCATCCTGGGGGAGGGACACGGCTTCCAGGTATGGTCTGCGCGTTCCATCCAAGGAGGCACTTGTGGAGAGGTCCTGGGCGTAGAAGGCCCCAGCATCAGTGAAGGAGTAGAACTCGGCCTTCATTTTCCCTGTGGCGATCTGGCGACGCCCTTCCAGGGTGATGATGGTGTCCATGATTCTTGATTTTGAGTTGATAAAACCCATGTCGGTAAGTATCCAAGGTTAGCAAGTGCTGGATGCCAACCTCAAATACTTCAGGTATCCGAAAATGGCTGTCCTGCTCTGTACTCAAAGTCGTAGATCCCGGAGTCATTTGTGTTGTAGACGGATGGATTACTTGCAGAAGCCGCTGAAGCCGACCCGCTCACAAATCGAACCCCCACGACTGCTCCCATGGAACCTCGACGCCCATTGTTCAAGCCGTCAGCAGTCACTCCGTCGGCATTGTAGAACTTCGTGAACTTCCTCTGTTCCAGCATATCACGAAATTGTCCGTACCGATTGTTACGGTAGATGCAATCGCTGAAGTAAGGGAAACCATTGACGATTCCGTACTTCCATCCACGAATATCCACGGAGGACACGTAATAGCCGTTAATCACTCCAGCCGTGGAATAGTGCTTGCTGGATGTTACTCCATTGATGATCGGAACGTTCTGGTAGTTGTCACCCACACCGAAGAGCACCTTGGTCAACTGCTGTTGGGCAGGGCCAATCGTTCCTCTGGTGATGCCAAAGGCTCCAGTAACGGCTGGCGGGTACAACTCGCTGGTGATGCTGTAGAACAAGTCGTCCGAGGACGATACAGCCCCAGTAACGTCGAGAAGGGTGTACCGGACAGGTTCCGTTCCACCTTTTCCTCCGACCGTATTAGGACCAAGGACACTAACCCTCGGCATGATGAACTCAAGGGTCACCAAGGAACTGGAAGGAGTTGAGGTGACGTAGGTTCCGTACCTTGCTCCCTTGCCAGAAGCGAGGGTGTAAGACTCGGAAACTGGGACGTAGACGTTGTTTTTGCGGAAATTCTGATTGAGCAACCTTTTGATAAGGCTGTACCGATTCTGGAATGGGTATGTGCACGCCCAAACGTTGTCAGCAACGTTGGTCAGGTCATCAGCGTGAGAAGCGGTTACACCGTAGGTTGTGTAAATGAGCTTCCCAACAGCCCCGCTGATCACCCAGCTATCTCCATCGGTGATCAAAATTGGAGCCGGTCCAAACTCGGCCTGGGCAAGCGTCACCAATCCCCCATTCAGGAGATAGCACTCGTATGGATCTGGAAGAATCGTATCTTCGTATCGCTCTTCTCCAGAAACGAAGTGACGGAACCGGAATCCAATGCCAAGGCTCCTTGTCCTGTTTGAGCCGCTGTAATCGGCAAAGCCAGAATACCGCTGGGCAATTCGGAACTCGTTGGACCCACTCGTGTTCAAGGCAATAATGCGCCTTGTCCCGGCCAGAAAACTGCCGGAAAAGATGGCATCGCCGTAGGAGCCCGAGTAGGCTACGTTGGGCTCAACATCGTATTGATCGAGGACTGTCATCCAATCACCTCATGCACGCTGACGGAGGTCAGGTGTTGGTTCAGCGTATCGTGATGTTCCTTCCCCTCTCGTACCATCGAACCGTAGAGAACGATCTTGGCGGGAGCAGGAGCAAAGGTCAGGGTTGGTCCACGGGCGTTGAAAATGGCCGCAGTGCCATTGTCATTCAAAGCAATGTACAACGGCAACTGCCATCCCAGAACGAGCTTGTCTCCTGGCATCAAGAGATACGGATTTGGCTTTCCGTACCTTTCAAGGGAAATGACTGGAGCGTTGATGAAGTTGAGATCCGCCCTGGACACCAAATCCCCTCTATCCAGAGGACCCAGGAAGTCTCGACCACCTGGAAGGAATAGGCCATTTCGGCTACCATTCTTGTTGATCAGCATGAACTGGGTGACATCCCCCAGGTTCATCTCCGTGTGACCATCGCTTGACAGTGGACTCTTGACGGTTCCAGAGAGGGAGTACCTTCCGCTCCAATTGCCATTGGTTCCAGAGAGATTCAGTTCCCTGGACAGCCTTTGAACGGAAGTGGCATCGCCACTTTGGAAAGCAACGAATTGCGCCCAAGTGACAAGCTCTCTGGAGGTGTCGCAGTAGATCCCATTGATCACTTCAGGGATTGTGGCTCCTGTCACCACAAACGAAGCTGTAGGCGTGTTGGTGACACGATATGGAATGGTTTGCATCCCATCGTTCACATACCCAAATGGGCTCCTCTGGTTCAAGAGGAAGAAGGTGTTCATCGTTGCCTTTGTGCTTGCAGAGGCAAAGAATGCGCCCTGAGCAAAGGCTCCGCTGAACTCCAGGACCACCTTTTCCACCAGGAATGGCGTCTGGATGTAGTCAGACATCAAGATTGTATTGGAAGACGTGGCATGGAACTTGCTGTGGTACGGAAAGCCAAAGTTGCTCGAAGGAGCACCTGCGGCCAAGTCTCTTACCGAGGCTCCACCGTTATCGAGGCCCTGTGCAAAGCCAATGCACTGCTCATCCCAAAGTTGCTGGAGGCCACCAAGCGTGTTTGCGTAGGCACCAAATTCCCTACCGTTTCCAATTCCCTGCCATTTCTTCAGGTCCTTGTTCCAGTAGCACATTGGGTGGTTGTTGGAACCGCTCGTGAAGTTCTCAATGTAGACCGAGTGCTCAGCGTTCGGAGTCAGGTCAATCTCAATCTTCGTCTTGCTCCAAAGAGGTTGATCGAATCCTTCTCCAACGTCTGTCACCTTGCTTCCCGTTGCGTAGAAGGTGCTTTCAAGCGCCTTGCCATCCACGGCTGGGTTCCAATCGTCCCTGAACGGAGTGCTGTCCTGCCCAGGGGTGAACTTGACAAAGGCATCCCCGACTCCCTTGCGCACGACGCCGGAAACGATGATATTCGTGTTCATCTCCGCATCGTCAACAAAGGAAAAGTTGGAATCGTAGCGCTTCAAGGCTGGATTGGAGGCGTGCAATCCAGAAGGGAGAGCAACTCCAACCGATGCCGATGCCACCGTACCGTTGTAGAGGTAGGTTGCCTCATTATCCGTAATGGGACGGTTGGCGAGGACGAAGTTGTTGAAGTAGCCTGTACCGACCGCATCGTTTCCAACGTATCCAAGAGTGTCAAAGACAGCACCCAGGTGAATTGTGCCAGAAACAGTTGGAACACCAGAAAAGCCAGTGTCCGCAACAAATTGCATGGCAATCGGAACACCGTCGAAATAAACCGTCGCACCAACGTCAGTGTTGCTGTTTCCAGAAACGGCCACGGCAATGTGGTGCCACTCACTACTGGTGAAGAGTCCAGCCGAGGACGAATAGATGAGATATTTGGTTGGACCACTGAAAAACCCAAGAACCACTTCGCCCGTCGAGGAGCCCATCACCTCCACAATTGGGGTCGTCATGTTTGTTCCGGCCCAAAAAATCGGGTAGAACGGCAGAAGCATGGCAATGTTGAAATGTGTAGCAAACGTGAAATGCGGGATCTGATTCTGGAACAGCTCGTTGTTCAAGCCATCAGACGAAGAGAAGGTGGTGTAAATACCAGTTCCACCTCCATCCAAAAGAACCGAGTGGGTGTTTGGCCAAAGCGTCCCGTTGGTATTGTAGTAGGGTGGGACATCTGTCGTGCTTAGGATGTAATCCAAAGACCCAAGGGATGCCGAATACAGCGTTTGGGCGCTGTTTGGAGAGGTGTAGCCAGCCCCGGCCAAAGTTTTGCTCTGAAACCTCCACCAAGCGTAGATGTTTCCTGCCGGGTAGGCTGGGCCAAGAGAGTAGTCGGAATAGGTGCCATCAGCGGCAACAACGTTGAAGCCCTGATTTTCAGACCCAGAAGCGTAAGACGAGAACGGCACCGTCTTCATGTCATCAAAGGAGCTAGAAAAGATCCCAGAACGGTTGTCCGAGGCGATCCTGGCCTTTGCCGGATAAGAGCCGGACACAGCGTCTTTTTGCTGCAACTGAATCTTGGGAGGCAGTCCCTTGATCCTGGTATTTTTCAGAGTTCTTGCCATGTTGCTCTCTCAAGATCCACGAGCCCAGCCGCAAAACGCAATCGAGTCAGTTCCGTACTGACCAGCATTCAAACCGTAGCAGATCGTTCCCGCCGCAGAAGACTTTTGAGCATTAGGCAACATGTCTTCCTCCCCTGTCGTAATTCCAGCGTGGGCTGTCTGGAGGAGGGTGGAATTCGTGGTTTGAAGCCGTTTGTCAAAGCTCAACGAAAGGGAATCGTCGAAGGGAACGATCTCCCGTGTAACAGGAGACACATATGGATCTCTCCTGATTCCTGCAAAGGTATCTCCACCCTCATCAAGGAACGGACGGACTTGTGGAGGTGACCGACGGTCAATAAACTGTTGAACTCGGCTCGACCCACGGATGATGTACGAGTCGAAGTCATTGCCATCCTCCAGGGCTCCGTGAACACCATGAACGTAGTACGGCCCTTCGTTGGTTGGCCTACGAAATGGGATCGTCAATGGCTCCAGGACGGCATCAGTTTGCTCTGCCGGACCATTGTTGAGGTCAATGGGACCTGGGTAGGAGTTGCCCATTGTGATGTAAGCGACGGGGTTGAACTTTGGCAGGTCATCAAACTTACCACCAAGGCCACGGACATCCGAATCAACATAGCCCACGAACTGACCGTACGTTGTAACGTTTGTTGCTCCATCGAGCTCCCCGGACCAAAGCTTGGGCTGGGTGCCAATGAAGCGAACACGATTGGTTGTGATCTCCACGCCTTGGCGGTAAAAGTCAATAGCGGAGGTATCGTATCCGTCACCTGTTGGTGCTGGATCTCGTCTTGGAGTCTGGGTGTCATCGAATGGAGTGAACGCCATTAGTACCTCGCCACATTACCAACAATTTGAAGAAAAAGAATGGTGTCCTTCAAGGCATGCCGGTAGGCATCCCCAAGGTAGATATCGACTTGCTGATATTCCAATTTTGGCCGTTCCAGCATGTGCGACTCGATCACAAAGTTCGTGCCGAGGAACTTTGTCTTCCTTGGCACCAATTGAGCGATAAACACGCCAATGTTCGTGTCGAACCACTTGTAGAACTCAAAGAGCCCCTTGAGATTCACCATGTCCGTGAGGCGGTTGAAGTAGACATTCCGTAGGTTCTCAAGGTCTGGATAGTCTGGGGAGAACATCAATTCCGGGTTGCCGATGATGTTGTCCAGCGAATCCAGCGTCGAGAAGAGGTTGATGATATCCTGGTCCAGGGCGTCCACCACGGAGTAATCCACGGTAAACCGTGTGTTGTCGTGTGGGATGTCAGAAGGATTCATGGAGTACAGTGGAGCTACCTGGGCATAGGAGGAACTCAACACGTTGTCATAGTTCTGGAAGGAGCGAACCCGCACCTTGTCGGTTGTTGCTCCCACGTCGAATTTGGGGGAAATGAGGCTGTACTGGAACCTTTGTGGAACGATCACGCTGCTTGTCAAAGCAAAGCTGCCTGTCCAGTGAAGGCTATTTTGTGAGAAATCGGTGAGGTACAAGGCTCCCGTGCCATCGGAAGAGGTCGTTGGCTGGTCGGTGCTCACATCCATTCGAACCCTGCCAAAAGAGCCGGATTCAGTGGTCACGAAGTTGAAGTTCGTCAAAGGATCGGCCACACCCAGGGACTTGAAGTTCCTTGCGTGCTCACGCCACTCTGCATCCTCCAAAGCCTTGGACCAAAACCTGAAGTGACCAGCCCGTCCATCGAAGGTGGTGGCACGGTAGAAGGAAGAGAAGCTGCCACTGTTCAGACCAGCACCGCCCGTGGTGATGCTGCCTGTTCCAATGGCGATCCAAGCTCCAGAGGCGTTGTATACCGCTTCTTTGTTGCTCCAGAAGATGTTTGAATCCTCAAAGCAATAGGAAGAGGTCGTGTGGGCATCGACAATTTCCCCAAAGTTCTGCTTCGCCACCCTCAAGAAGTACGAGGAGGAGACATTCGAGGAAATCTGATCTGCCCTGTATCGTCCAAAGGAGATGTACCAAGGGTTGCCATCGAAGATTGCACCAGTCACAGTCAAGACCACGCTGGAGCTTGGGCTTGGCGTTGCTGCAAACGTGATGACACCATCGGTCGTGGCAAGCAGGTTTGCAAACACGAACCCGCCGCTTGGAGCAGAGGACCCCGTAGCGTGGAGCCTTGCCAAGGACTGTGTGAGGCTTGTCAGGGAGCTTGTCGTGGGGAAACGATAGATTCCCTCAAAGGTCCAAGAGCCTGACGTAAAGAGCCCTGTGCTTTGATTGGTGGCAATGCCGTTGGTATATGTGGTTCCTGGGGGAACGTATGGGTATCCCGTCTCCGTCTCCAGCCTGGAACCTGAGAGATAAGGCGAACGAACAGAAGCACTACCTGAGAAGTCAACAAGGGTGCTAACTTCACTCCTTGTTTCCCTGGCATTGGTCAAGGTTCTGATGGTTGGACCGCCGAATTCACGGATGCGGAAGTTGTTGTCCGGCTCAATTCCAATGGAACGGATGTAGGTCTTGACCGAGTGGATAGTACCCTTGGACTTCAGGACATCCTGGATATTCAGGAGGGATCGTCGCCAAATTTGGTTTTGGATATACTGAAGGGAGTAATTGTTGGTGCTGATCTGGTTGTCGATGTTCTCGGCATTGATGAACTGGTTCATTGAAGCCCCGGAGAACAATGGCGGCAAGGTAATGCCGTATTGCTGGGCCATGAACTCCAGGAAGGCGTCAGGGATCGTATCCGTGCTGTCATAGTCGATGTGAAGCAAGTCTCCAAAAGCTTGGATATAGAGCTTCATCTCATCAAAGAACTTCGCCCAGGTGTACAGGAGCATCAAGATGACCTGGGTATCTCCAAGCTTTGCTGTGTCAGGGGTTGTTCCCGAAGCGCTCAGGGCATCAATGATTGGACCCTGTTCGGTGTCCAAGCCATCCTTGTCCTGGCCCTGAAGGAGGTAGTGTTGTGGAATCAATCGGTCGATGCGGTTTGGGTTGACACGATCAAATTCGTTGGCATTATCCAGGAAGGTTTGGTTCAGGTCTTCAACGTCTGGGTGGAGCGGAAAGAGGATTGGGTTCAACTCTGCTCGTTCATAGGTCATTGGGCTCGCACCAGCAATGGAACCCGTGGCAATGTTTCGAATTGCCCTTGTGTCTGCCCAGGAGCATAGTGTTCCGTGGAGAGCATTCCCGGAATGATCCAAGACAACAGGAGATTGAGAGCCCGAAGCCTCGTTGAACTTGTAGTACAGCTTCAACCCGGTCTGAGCACCAACGCTCTTTCTCTGGTATTCATCCCTCTCGGCTTGCGAACGAATGGTGTGCCAAATCCTGAGTTCATCCAAAGCCCCGGAAAAACTTACGCTTCCGGTGAAGAATGGCACAGCCGAACCAGAACCAATGATCAGGTCGGCGGAATCCATGTTCATGGTGCCAATTTCAACCTGAGAGGAAGAGGTGTAGAGCACTCCGTTGACGTAGGAGAGAATCTTGTTCTGAGCGGTTCTCCTGTCCCAAACAAAGGCAACGTGGTTCCATTGCCCCTTGTTGAACACGGCGTCCGCAGAGAGGGTGTAGCTTCCCGAGCCAACCTCAAAGGTCAACTTGCCTTGACTCGTTGAGCCGGTAGGTGCTGTGAGGACACCAAAACCATGCGTCCCGCTGACAGCCGAATACGCATACTTGTTGAGGAGGAACGAGCCTGAGTTAGCCAGGGCTGGCATGTACACCTGGAACTCCACGGTCATTGAGGAGACGCCGGGGTTCAGGATGGCTTGACCAGAGAGATCCCTGGAGATCCCAGGATAGCTTGCGCCTGCCACGTCCTTGGTTGTGACGTAGGTTCCGCTGGTTCCGGTTTCCGATGGAAGGGTGCCAGAGAAGAAGAGGTAGCCCTTGTTCTTCGGGAATTGGTCGTAGACGTATTTCTCGAAGCCGGTCAGGCTGTCAAGGAAGTTCTCAAGTTCCCCCTGCGTTCCATCGAACGGGAATTGGTCGAAAATCTTCCTGAAGGCCACGTTGGTCTTGACGTAAGCGGAGTTGAAAAAGGTGTGATTCTCGAAAGCAGACCAGTCAATGTTGAGCTGTTGAGTCGAGCGGATACCTTCCCTCTGCAAGGTGTAGCGAAACGACCCGGAGCTTTCCAAGGCCGTCCCGGACATAGCTGTCAGGGTTGCTTCGTAAAACCCTCCACCCGTCGTGTTCTCATCACCAACCATGCGATTGACAACGGGAGAAAACAACGGTGGTCTGTTGAGACGCAAATTGCGTGGACTTGGCATTATGGTACAACCTTGAAGCGGAATCCTTGGTTGGAAATGAAGTAATCTCTACCCGCTTCGGTAATCTGGAATTCAAGCTCGTAGACCACTTGAGGGTCAAGGTCCGACATATACATGTCGAAGTACCTACCGAATCCATCAGAAGACATCTTAGTCCCTGTGGCGTGAAATGGGATAACCTCTTCACGAGTAAAGGCATTTAGCAGCCTCCAGTACATTGCCCCAAAAAGGAAAGACCTAGCTGGGGTTGGCAACCTCAAGGCAGGCTGCTCTGTGTTCCTGTCTTGCACGAAAACACGGAAACGTACGGTTTGGCTCTGAACGTATTCGTCTTTGAGGTTCGTGACGTTGACCACGAAGTTCCTCTCCGAGCTTACCGTTTCTCCTGATTGTGGGAGGGTGAAGGTCAGCCAAGATCCAGAACTGTAGAGCACGGTTCCATCCAAGCTCTTCCAGTAGGTCTGGAAAATCGCTGACTTGTCTGATCCCAGGTAGGTTGCCAGGGACGAAGTGAGTTGTGGATTCATCCCAACTGCCGCCTCGTAGTAACCCACCAGTGGAAGATTACCAATAGAAGAAAGGGAAGCGGAGAAGGAAGCAGAGAAGTAGGAGTAGCTGCTGGTCGTGTAGGTAATCGAAGCCGAGAAGTTCGTCTGATACGACGAGGTGCTCACGTTCACGCTCTTCGACGCAACCATGACCAACATGAGGGAATTGGAACCAGTTACAGCCTGGGAGCCTGAGTAGAAGTAGCTGTACGCCCCATTGATCCTGTTGTAGGTGCGGATCTTGTTGGTCTGCCCGAAGACGGCTTGACTGCCGCTGTCTTCTTGGCTGTCCCCATAGGTTACAATCAGCTTTGGATGAAGCTGAAGGTCGGAGGTGTGTCTCGATCCAAACCTCTTGACAAAGTAGGTGCTCTCATCGCTCTCGTAGGAGGAGCTATAGGCAATTCTCCAGCCGTAATCGGGAATAACCCCCGCGAGGGTTGCCGACACGATCGAGGTCACATCCATCAGGAGGTCTTCATCTCCCCTGGTGAATGCCTGCGAGGCAGTGAACGTCGTCAGGTAGTCCGTGCCAGAGCTATTAGCGCCCGTAACAGCCCATGTAGAGGGCGTTCCATTGTCAACTGAGGCAGTGACCCAGTTGGCGGCGTCCAGGTCCCTGTAGAACCTCACATCGCGTCCACGGCCCTCTGTCCAGGACTTGGAGAGTGGGTTGAGGACGAGAACGAAGTTCGAGGGCGTGGTTTGTCCACCGTAAACGTCCTTCAAAGACAGGTAGCACTTGAAGGAAGAGTCGGTGATGCTTAGCAAAGAGCCAGTCAACGCACGGAGTGGGTCAAGGTCGGGCTGGACCAGGAGTCGGGAGATTTCGACTGTTGGAGTGCTGCCGGATGTTACCAGCGTCCAAATCTTGTAAAGGTCCAAGGTGCCAGCCTGCCCAACGTTCGAAGACGTTGAGCCCGAGCCAGCGATGAGCTTGTTGGTCAGGTAGGTGTCCTTGGAGATTGGCAGGATGCGGTACATGGCTGGATGTAATTATCCAGCCCTCAATCTTTGAGGGGGTTATACCACTGTTCCAATCAGGTCGTCGTCCTTGTAGCGGACTTCGAAGATGGAGCCGGGTGGACCCATGATGAAACCGCGGTTTGTGTTGCCATTTACATCGAATTGTACGTCGCTGTACGTTCTGGTCCCGCTTGTTCCAGTGATATTTCGCACATTCAGGCTTTGCAAGGACAAGACGCCTGGGTTGTTGTAGATGATGTTCCTGATGTCGTCCAGAACGATGGACTGGTCAATTTCGTAGAATTTGATGTTGAAATACTGCTTCAGTTTGACCAAAACGTTGTTGAGGACCTGGGCACGATTGTAGGTTGGATCGGCTACGATCGTGAACTCAACCTGGAGGTTGATGACCTGGGCATCGAGAATGTCGATGGCGTCGGAAATCATTCGGTATTCATTGAGGTATTTCGCCAAGTTCTTCTTCAGGGAGTCTGGCGAGACAATCAACTGCCCATTGGCGTCTCTGGAAATGATGTACAGGAGAGACGAAAGGGGGTTGTTTGGGTTGGACCGGATGGATGCCCTGAAGACCCTCCCAAAGTTGGCTGGCATGGTGTAGACCCTAGCCAAGAGGTCTTCCTTTGTCACAATTCGGGATTGAGCAGCAATAGCCCCTCCCACCCGAAGCTTGAGTTCATCCAGGTTTGGAGCATCATCTCCACCAGAAGCCCGAGAGTCATTCCTGACAAACAAGCTCTGACGAACCTTGGAAGCCACATCTGCACTTGGTGAACGAGGAAAGGCAATTACCAAGTTGACGGTGGAGTTGATGGCTCCAGCATCAACGTTGTGACTCAACCCTCCCCCATAGCGGTATTCAACGGTTACCGTTGTGTTCGTTCCAATGACGCCCAGGGTGGTGGTTTGGAGGAGGTTCGATGGATTCAGCGTGTACCGAGAAAAGGTGCTCTTTCCATACAAAGGAAGGGCAAATTCCGATGGGTCTGGAATCGCGTCATCATCCAGGGAATCAGCGTCACCACCACCAAAGGTAAGGGTGGTCAACCTTGTGTCAATTGCCATCTCCCGGAGAAAGCGGTATGGGCAAGGAATGATTTGAAGGTTATCGGGAACCAAATCCCCGTCTTCGTTCTGATTGACCAATGCCTTGTAAATGACGTTCTGCGCCAGATACCCTACCTCATAGTAGTCGTTACCAAGAGAATCCTGGACCGAAACAACCTGTGTGACGTTCTCCTGAGCCAGGGTGTACTTCTTGAACGCTTCAAAGCTTCCAACCGAAAAGGATTCAGTAGCCCTGAAACCAGAGATGGAAACACCAGTTCGTTCCATGATGAAGTAGGTTGGTACGTTATTTGCATCTCGAATGGAGATGCGCACCGTTGCCTTGTAGCTTCCATCGCTGTTGGTGTCAGCAAAGTCCAGGTTCTCGGTCAGTTCAAACTGAACGCCATTCTGCGCCTGAACCCTGGTCCCAGCATAGATTAGAGGCATGGCACTACGAAGAGGCACAGGCGGGCTCACAGAGGTATCAGCGGGCACTTCCACGGCAAAGGTAACCCCAACCACAGCAGGCGAGGCTCCAACGATCTCGACGCCTGCCTTTCGAAGGTGGGCCTCAATGTTCCTGGCTTCCACTGCTGTCTCTGGGCTGAGTTCGTGAAATTGGTGATCCAGGTAGAACGACTGTACGTCACCCACGTAAGCTGCCAACTCCAGGAGCATACCACCAAGGCTTGCCTCCGAGAAGTCCCTGATTCTATCAGGGAAGTGAATCCTGGCATACTCGTATAGGTCGGCCCGAAAACCGTCGAAATCCTTGTTCAGGTATTTACGCTGCTTAACGGCTTTGACGATTGGGTTGCGGCTATCAACAGGCATTGTTCACCTTAAATAACGTAGAGAAGCACTTCCAGCGCTTTTTCCAAGACGCCGAGTTGCGGAACACTGTACACGACCAAAAGAGCAATTTTGCCCGTGTATCGGTTATCAATGAACTCGGGGTGAGAATCGAACCCAATCAAGGAGACGAATGGCATCCACTTGGAGACAGCGGTATTAATGCGGATCTTTGCCTCATCGTCGAAGTTGTCTTTCGATGAGAACTCAGCGACCAGGGGGCGAAGATTGGCCCCGAAGTCGTAGTGCACCAACCGATCTCCAAAGTTGGTTAGAAGGAGGTTTCTGAGGTTGTCGTGCACTGCGTCCTGAACGTTCGTGTGCATGGCAAAGAGTCCCTCCCCGTTGCCGCCAAACTCAACCGGCGTCTTGATGCCAATGGGCAACACGCTCTGGGTGGTGGTTCGGATATTTTGGGTTTGGAATTCCCTGATACCAACGTTCTTGAAGCTCTGGAGAGGCATGTGCTTAACTACTCAGGTGAGTCGGTTTCTGGTAAGGATCGCCCTGATGCTGGTTAGCTCTGTTTGGATGGTGTTGAGCCGCTGAACGATCTGCTGGGTGTCAATTTCCTTTTTTGCTCCGTCTTGGATCATTTTCACGAAGATGTCAAAGACAGCATTCGTAAGTTCCTGAGCAGCCTTCGCAGCAAACTCTTCTTTCACGGCATTCATGTCGATAGTTCCCGAGGCTGTCCCGCTGGGATCTGGCATGGATGGCGAGGTGTAATTGGCAATACGAAGCTCTGCGGCCTTCAATGCAGATTCAAGTTCCTTCTTTGGGTCAGCCATTATTGATTCTCCTTGTTCACAAAGACCCACTTGGAGCGGCATGGGTTGATCTTTGGTTTGAAGTCCAGGTTCAACCTCGTCAACTGCGTCTGGGCTGTCAGCAAGGTTCCCTTCATGGCAATCAATCCTGGGATTGGACTGAATGGACCTGCGGCATTAACCACTGCCAAACCCGTGTTTGCGACATTGGCAAATTGCTGGGCTGTTTCTCGGCGCAGTTCATCGAGCTTGTTGTAGATTTCCTCGACGCATTCCTTGAACTTAGAAAAGAGGACTACGGGGTCAGAATCCGCTGGTTCAGAGGTCTTGCACTTCAAAAGGACCTTGCCGTCCTCGTGAGTTTGGATTTGAACGTCCTTGCCCATGAGGACGATTTTCCCGTCCTTGGACATGACGAAGATTGACAAATCCTTGTCCCCAACAGTTCCTTCTTTGACAAGTCGGATCTCGCCGCTCTCTGATGGACCGTTGTTTGTGTCCTTACCCTTTGCAACAATCCGAACCTGCTCAGACTTCAAAACAGCAAAAGGTTGCCCATCTTGATCCCTGGATGGCAAATCCGCAATCGCCGTCCCGAAGTAGTTCTGGGAGTTTGGTAGAATTCCACCATTACCCCCAAACTGAATGCCGAAGTTGGCATCCCCCTTCGTCTTCATCGCAAGATAAAGACGTGACAAATCACGCATGAAGTCCGGGTCGCCTTCTTTCGGGTTGTCGATTTTCTGACTCTTGTAGGGTGTCTTGTAGACTTCCTTCTTGCCCCGTGCGTTTTCGATAACCCTTGGAGCCGTAGGGCTGTATTGGTTTGGATCAGCCCGATGGTCGGTTGGGAGCTTGCGAATGGACCCAACTCCTGCCACAATGTCAACGACACCAGCCTGCTGCACAACGTCCTTGCCATCCGAGCCTGAAACCCTCGTAGAGGGCCCCGTACGGTCAGTACCAAGCAGAATCAAGGAGTTGTTCGATCCCTGCAAGAGGAGGTCCCCAGGACGCTTCCTGAGCCGAGGAACGGGCTCAAAAGCAAATTGCTTGACCGCCTTGGAGTTGGCCACAATGGCGTCATAGGGATTAACAGACCCAGAAGGCTTCAGAGAGAAGGACTCTGGTGTCCCAGCACCATTTGGGAAGGTTGGTGCCGAAGCTGTGAGGGTGCTTGCAATAGCCCTGGGAATGGAACGGGGATGGTTGTACGGGTCGTAGATTCGGTCAGCGTGGGTGTAGTTCACGTCCTCAACTTGCCGAGCGGCCATTGGACGAGCCACCCAATACCCAACCGATCCACCTGTTCGAGAATAGTCCTCGAACAGGATGAACACTTGCTCCCCTGGTTTTGCTGGCAATTGAAAGTGAGAGGAAAAAAGGGGGTAGAAGATGAACAGGCTTGGAGAGCCAAGATCCTGACCACTCGTGATAACCCTTGCCAGGATGGAGTTAACTGGCATTCCTTCGACCAACTCAGGGTTGGCAACGGAATCCTCCAGCTTCTCCAGTTCATCGTCCGTCAAGGCCGCTGGGTCGTAGAAAACCTCAACAATGACAGCCCTTTGAAGAAGAGGTGCAGAACCGCCCTGCAACCATTCTCTTCGTTGCTGTGTGATGTCGTTGGGGTTTACACCACCCGTTAGGCGGCGACCAATATTTTCTCCTCGTGAGCCCATGCGAATAGGTAGAGGATGACCCGTTTTTCAGTAAGTGTGCTGCGTAACCCGTCAATTGTTGGATTTGCGGGAAGCAATCGCGCCGTACACCTTGTCCTCATCCTCGATGGAAGCTTCCACGTCTTCCATTTCCGGCGCTTCCTTTTCCTCAGCCGCCGCAACCAGTTCTGCAAGCTTCAGGAGTTGGTCGGTTGACTTGCTCATGCGCTCCAGGTACCTGGAGATGTTTTGGCCATGAATTGCATGCTTCTCATGGCTGGAGTGAACCTGAGTGTACAGGTCCACGAAGGCAACGTAGGCATTCTTCCTATCCTGGAGCGCGTTCTCAAAGATAAGCTGCCAGAGCCGCTTCTTCTTGTCCTTTAGCTTGCTCAAGCTATCAAGGAGGGAAGAGAAGTCGTTCAGTTGGGAATTGATCTTGGTCTCAAGCTCACTTGGGGTTGGCCCCTTGAAGATGACCCCACCATTCTCGTCCAAGTCAATCTCTTTCATTTCAACACCTCTTCTTTCACAATCTTGTACTGCTTCTTGAGCGATGACAGGACCATCGAGAGTTGCTTGCCTGTAAGCCCGGTGATCTCTCTGATGTAGAGCATCACGGCTCGTTTGCTCAAAAGCTCGATCTCGTCAATGTTTTCGGCAATTGTTTGAATCGCTTTGAGGCACAACTTCTCGTTGTCTGTCTTCACCTTGTCCTGGAGGGCAATGAGAAGAAGCTTCATGTTTTTCGCCAAGTCCTGATTGGTCAGAACGTCTTCTGGGGACGGGAGGACGTTGTAATCCTCGATGGCTTGAACATCTTGCCTGGAGAGAGCATCTCGATTGTCGATCGACACGTAGTTTTGGACTACCTTTGCGGCCTGCTTGCTCTTGATTGTCAGCCAGTGTTTGGCTACGATGTTGAAGTAGGCAAAGGCTTTCGAACCGCGGTCTTTCTTCCACTTGTCAATTACACCGTAGAGGAACTCCAGGCATTCGTTCTTGAGGTCATCTCTGCTCTCAAAAATGGCATGGTATCCGTAGACGTTGATCAGGTTCTCAATCAACGTTGAAAAAGCAGGGAGAATCTCAACAGCGTAAATCTCAGCCCTGGCATCGTAATCCGGCTTTGTCGAGCCATCTGGCAGAATGATTACGGCTTCTTGAAACCTGATGATAGCGTCTTGGGTCTTGTCGTCGAAGTAGTATTTCGAGCTCTTTTCCCCAGGCTTTCTCCGTGTGATCTTCTTTCTCTGTGGAGGTTGAGTAGTCATTCGTCCTGATTGTCCTTCCGGTCGCTCTCCACAACATCCACAAACTTCTGCTTGCTTCTGAGGGTGAACTTGTGAATCAGCTTGCCCAGGGCGACCTTGGAAGCCCTAACTCCAAGCAGAGCTTCCATGGTCGCCATCTGCACTTGGGGGGAATCAAAAAACATTGGCTGGGACAAGCATCCTTCCAAGCTCTCCTCTGCATTCTGGAAAGTCAAAACGGCTTCCGAGAAGTCGTTTTCCAGCAAAAGGATGATATTGGCGAATCGCCACAGGTAAAATAGTGCAATACCCAGAGCGATCCCCAAAAGCAGGCAGAGAAAGAGCAGAAAGATGATGAACCCAACCATCGTTATTCCTTCAAAACGTCCAACAGCGTCTTGTCGTAAAGAGCAGAGATCGCCTCAAAGTTGTACATTGGAAGGAGCTTTTCCCTCAGTTCCATTGCCCACTTCTTCGGAACGTCTGGACTCTCCACGAATTTCGCAAGACGCTGCTTGACATCTGCCTCGATTGGGCACGCCCACTTCGCTTCCTTGCAGAAAATGTTGTTGTCCACACGGGTTTGATCAATCTGCTTCAACTCATGGGCAACCTGGATGAACCTCCCATGCTTCATGAACTCCATGTGACCGGACCAAGCTGGTGCGATCACAGGAAGACCCGAAGCTGCTGCTTCCAGGATCGGAAGGCCAAAACCCTCACCGTGAGTCAAAGTCAGAAGCGCCTTGACCTTTGGATGGGTGTAGAGGCCAGCCACTTCCTCGTTGCTCACATCGCCATGGAGAAGATAGAACCGAGGACCAGAGCCCTTCACGATCGACATGAGAAGCTGAGTGAAGATCCCAATGGAGGCATGACGATCCAGCTTGGTGTTCCTCATCATGTTCGTCTTCAGGATCACACCCACGTCTGGACGATTCGCAAAGGTTTCGGCCAACCACTTCAGGGTGTAAGGAATGTTCTTTCGGTCATTTTCTGGGCTGCTGCCCGTAACCTGCCCGAAAACCAGGAAGTTGAACTCGGTAGGAACGTCCAGGTCGATCTTTCCCTCCCCGGTGGCCACCTCGTCAATGAACGACTCGGGAATGACCACAATTGGAGTGCTCACCGGACCAGAGCGCATGAACGTCTCCTTGGTAAACTCCGAGGGAACAATCACCAAGTTCATGTTGTTGACTGCATCCACCCATGCTGGATAGCAAAGATCCGTTTCAACACCGGCTGTAATGCCAATATTGTAGCCGCCCAGCATTGGGTTCCACTCGTTTGGAAGCTGGAGTTGGATCGTAACGTCGTAGAAGCTCTTTGGGTCGTTGGTGGCCTGAAGAACACGACCAACCAAACCATCCTCTGCTTCAACGTCGGTAATCCAGCCCGTACCACCCCAGTTCAAGGCTTCCACGGTAATGTCCAGGTCAAGTTCCTCTTCTTTTGCGAAGAGCCACTTGGCAATCTGACGCGCATGGACGCCATAGCCAGACTTGGAGAGTACAGGAGCGCGAAACAACACAGTCTTGGACATCTGACTCACTTCTTTCCTTTGACATTGCTCAGGCGAGCAAGAATTGCGGGGTCCATCTTCTGCAACGGTCTGACCACTGTCTTGACCGTAGGCGCACGTGGTGGTGGTGCCTTTTCAACAGCCGCCGGGATCGACGAAACAACCGGATTCAGAGGCGCAAGCACCCACTTCTTCTCGAACTTCTTCTTCGTCTCCCACTCGTGAATGGTTTCCGAAAGAGTGCGATCCCATTCCGAGATCATCTTCTCGTAGCTGAACTCTTCCTTCACGTAAGAAAGAGCCCTCTCCTTGAAGTTGGCCTTCTCCTCTGGTGTCATCCGGTAGAGCTTCATCAGACCGTTTGCCACATCTTCCTGGGAAGCAAAGTCCTCGTAGATGTACGGAACCATCTGAGAACCAACCAGCTTGCGAGTAACTGGCTCAATTGCCACTCCAAGTTCGGTTCCATCTCGGTGATCAACAACCTGACGGGTCATACCGCCAGTCTTCAAAGCCACAATAGGCTTGCCGCACTGCAAGGAAATCAGGGTGGAAAGACCAAATCCCTCATTCTTGGCAATGTTGATGGTGCAGTCAGCCATGTTGTGCAATAGATTCATTTGCTGGAATTCGACCTTGTTCGTCGAGAAGAGAATGTTGTTTTGGAGTCCCAGGAGTTCCTGAACCATGTGGAGGTTTGGACCTTCCTGATCCTCTGGGTCCGTGTGCATGACAAGCAAAGCCTTGCGATGACCTTCTTCCTTCTCCAGCTTGTCGAGGAAGAGCTTCCAAGCTTCCATCACGTCCGATGGCAACTTGCGGCCCGCGTTGCGGTTAACCCACAACCCAACAAACCAATCAGCCCGCTGACCAAAATGTCCACGTCGAAGTTCTTCTCGGTCCTTCTCTGGAAGTGGGAAGTACATCTCCTTGGGGAAAGCGTGAGGGATGTAGTTGACCTTTCCCTCTGGCTCCGAGAAGTGTGGCTTCACCATCTCGTAGGTCTTGTAGGAAAGGCAGTTCACCAACTCCGTGGACTCATACCAAACCCGATTGAAAACAGGGTATGGATCGTTGTCCCAGACGTGCCAGTAGGCAATTGGGCAAATCTGGTGAATCTCGTCCTCAGCCTCCCAGAGCCAAATGAACTGACGTGGGTCCGTGAAGATCACCACAGCGTCAGGACGCTCTGTCATCAGAACCTTCCGAACAGCCTCCCTGTCACCAAAACCATCAACCGGCTTGATCACGAAGTCAGGCGTAACCTGACCAACACCATAGTGGTGGTGCCTCAAAGCACCACCGAAGCAGAGGAAACGATACTTCCCCGTCTTCAGCAAGCCTTCAATCAACATTCTGGCCTGAACACCAACTCCAGACGGAGCAAGGGGGTGGTCGGACAGAAAAAGGATCGTCTTCTTCTCAAGTGGTTCTGTGATGGGTTCAACCTTTTTGACGAGTGGCATTCTTTAATCCTTTTCGGCCAAGTCTCATGGTCGAAGCCGGGATTGTATGACTGCCATTGCCTAAAAGCCGTATCGCTTCCGAATACTTTCCGGGAGCTTGGAGGTGTCATAGGGATCAGCACGTGGAATCATCCACTCGTAGCCAAGGGAGATTTCCAGGTTTTGGTTGTTGGTCTTGAAGTCCCAGTTCAACCACTTCGACTCGTACCAATCCTCATTTGGCGGGCTATCCCCAACAATCCTGGAGAATGCCAAGGCTGTGAGGTGTTTCCAGTACATCGTCTTCTCGGAGATGCAGAACCCAAGGTTATGTACCACCGATGGCAACCTCGGGATGTGCTCAGCAGCCCCATTGAAGCCCGTCTCCCCCATCCTCCGTCCAAAGATCCGGTGGAAGACAACGGACGTTCTCCTGGGCCTCTCAGGGACAGCAAAGGCTGGTGTGCGCCACAGCTCAACCTGCTGAGTTGAGGCTTGCGTAAAGGTGGAACCGGCCCACGAGGTAAATGCCTTCTCGGCTTCCTCCTTGGTGAAGACGTGATCCGGTTCGATGAAGACCACAGACTCGGGCGTGCACCTTGGGAGAATCAGGTCGTTCACGATGTGGGTGAGTTGATTCCGTGGAGTTGGCCAGTAATCGTCGATGACCGTAACCTTGGGACTGTTCAGTTCCGCAATCTTTTCCCGTGTATTGTCGAACTGCTCGGGCCAATCCACCCACTGACCCTTGTAGGTCACGCCAAGGGTGTGCCCCCATGGCTTCTCTGCCTTGACAACGTACACATGGTCCACGTGCGGGAGGATGGACTCAATGGATTCCTTGATGAAGTCCTCCCCGTAGAGGACCCGGTAAACTGCGACAATGCTCATGGAGCAATGATGGGCAGATTACTTCTCTTTTGTTGCAACGATTAGGATGCAATCACGGGATAGGAACTCCTTGTGCGTGATTTTGAAGTGTTTCTCGAACGCTTCAACAACCTTTTCTGGTGGATGAGGACTGGTCATCTTCCCGTCACCACCAAGCTCCTGTGCTTGCATGTGTTCCAGGCTCAAGGTATTGAACAGGACATGCCCGCCAACCTTGACGTGGTTGCTGACAAACCTAACGAACTGCTCAAGTTCACTTGGCTTGACATGGTGAATCACATACCAAAAGTGAACAACGTCGAACTTGCCCTTGGGGAGCTTTGCCTCATAGGAGGTGATCAGGTAGCGTGGCACCTCATCGTAAATCTCCTTGTCCAAAACCTCCCTGGAGATGTCAGCCACGGAATACCGAGCGGCCAACTCCGAGAGCTTCTTGAACTGTCTCCCCTCCCCAGGCCCAATCTCCAGGACGTTTTTTCCCTCAAAAAGGTTCTCGTGTCCAGAAAAAGGGAAAGCCAGAGAAGCTCCACTGAAGTTCTCTGGCTTCATTCCACCCCAAAATCTAGCTCTGGCTTCCAGGTCGTCAATGGGCATATCCCCATTAACTATGGGAACTCAAAAAGCAGGACCCCTGCCAATGTGAATGACGCGGCAACCTGGGTGAGCGGCCTTGTCGATCAAGGCCCATGGGTCAAGGATCGTGGAACCAACAGGGAACTTGTAGTCCTTGAACACAGCATGGCGCGTGCCAATGAAGAAGCACTTAGGCTCCCCCTTCCCGTAAGGATTCACCGTCTTGTCCTCACATGGATCAATCCATGGATCGTACATCTCGGCTTCGATCCCACGCTCCGCAAGAATGTTCTTCAGGAGGATCGCAGGGGAACCGACCTCAAGGTTGGTCTGCTCCTTGAATGCCTTGCCAAGGATCACAACTGGGAGGGTATCGTATCTTGCAATGGAGAAGTCCTCGGGCTTGTAGATCGCCAGCTTCCGGTACTTCTCCACCAAGTTCGCCAGAAAGTCCGTCTGCTTCTCACGAGCCATCATAATGGCCTCATGGAAGTCGAAGGTCATTCCAAGCTTCCTGGAGAGCCAGGAAAGGGCAATGTTGTCACGGGGGTGACATCCACCGCCGTCGCCCATTCCAGCCGAAAGGTACTTCGGGGAAATGAGTCGCTCGTTTGCCAGCTTCAGGGCATCGGTTACCTGATCAACGTCTGCACCCGTGTGGTAACAGATTTCCATGAGGTTGTTGACAAAGGCAATCTTCGTGCTAATGAAGGTGTTGTAGGCCACCTTGATCAACTCAGCAGACTTGATCGAGCAACGGTAGAACGGAGCATTGTGAATCGTCTTGTAGAAGCTCTCTGCAAGGTCAGCCGTCTTCTCGTCACTCATTCCGAAGAGAACGAACTCGGGGTGGGTGAAGTCGTATCTCGTCGTACCCATTGCAATGAAGAATGGGTTGTAGCAGAGCTTGAAGTGAGGGCCGAGGTGGGGGATCACCTGGGAATCCATCGTTCCTGGGAGAACGGTGGAGATGACCACAACAGGGGTATCCTTGCCCTTCTTCTCGATGGCTGCGTTCAGTTCCTTGCAGGCTCCAATGAGGTAGGAGTAGTCGAAGTCCACTCGCTCCTCTGGAATCCTTGTGGTGCCCTCGAAACGTGGGTTGTGTGGCGTCTGAACAGCCACAAAGATCAGGTCGGCAAAGTCAACCATCTCTTGAACGGAAACAACCCGAATCTTGGTGGTCTGAAGTAGCTCTGGCGTACCTTCCTCACGGTAGGGGATCTTCTTCTCCCGAATGTAGTCCTTGACCGCAGGGTTTGGGTCGTAACCCACAACCTCGTGACCTGCATGCTCCGATGCCAGTGCGCATGGCAGACCGAGCTTTCCGAGTCCCATGAAACCGATCTTCATTCTCTTGTCTCCTCACTCCTTGAAGGTGAAATCGTACTTTGGCTTGGAACCAGGGCCAAGCTGGTTGCAATCCTCGTCCATTGGTCCACAGCCGCACGAGCAGGTAATCACGCAAGTGAAGACGGCTTTGTTGTAGTCCGCCTCTGGCTCCCGCCAATCGCTGGAAAGCATTCCGGTGCGTTCATTGGGGAAGCAAATCTTGTGAACCTGGAAGAACTCCACGGCTTGCTTGCTTGTGACCGAACCATCCTTGAGTTTCTCCCCCAACTCAATGATAAGTTGACCAACCGACTTGCCCTCGGTGTTCTCGATAGGGCTGTATGGATTGCCTCTAAAGTGCATCTGTTTTCCTTGTCCCATCTTCTGAGAGCAGAAAGCAGATATTGTGTATCAAATTCAACGAGGCTAAGAAGGCAAGCAAAGAAGACAGGTTACCCCAGGCGTGTCGTAGATCGTGTAGAGGTTCAGCTTGAGGCAGGTTTCATAGCCCAATTTCTGCAAAAACTGAATCCACTGGTCCTTCGTCTTGCAGTTGATGTGGGTTGGGTCCTGGCGAGAAACTTCCAGTGCGAAAGTTTTGCCGCCATCCACGGAGGTGGGAATCCTGAGAATCAGACAGCTTGGCGTCAAAACCTTGAGCACCCTCGCGATCTCCGCATCCTCCATGTGCTCGAATACGTCAAGAGCCGTGAGAACGTCAGCAGACTGCGCCCAGTTCACGCTGTCATCCCACTTGGTGATGTCATTCCCACGATGGGTCCCCTCGGCAATTGCCCAGTCAGACACCTCATAGCCAGCAACATCACGGTATCCAAGCTCGTAGAAGCCCTCCAGGAGAAAACCAACAGCACAGCCGTAATCAACGATCCGGCTTTCTCTGTTAATCAGGTTCAGCTTGCGAAGAAGGTCAACCAACTCGTAGGCTGTCTTCTTGTAGCGATCAGCCCGTTCCAGGTAGTCAGCGTAGTTGCTGGACTTGTAGTAGTCAGCGTTGTAGTGTGTATGACTTGGGGGAGGCATTGATTTTCACCTTAATCCGCCTAAAGCGTTCCGGTTGAGGCATCGCAATGAACGATACCGAGATAGCCGTAACACACTCCATTTTGAACGTTGTCACCAAATTGTTTTCGGGGTCGTTCGGATGATCTTCAGACATGTCCACCTGAAAGGGTTTTTGCGCTTGGCAGGGATCTTGCCATTGATAGGGGCTTTGCCATAGGTAATCGGAGACAACACCATCGGTACATATGGAGCGTAAATGTACCCTGCGTCCAAGAACGTTCTTCCGCGCAAGGGCAGCGGTGTTCCTCCTGTTGGCAAACTGGGGTTTTCGTAGATGGTGTATTTTGACATGACACTAGAACAGAGCCTCGTAGTGGAGGTTCATTTCTTCAATCTGAACCGCAGGCTTCAGCTTCAAGCACGTCCACCTGAAAGACTTTGGGACCCGAGGTGGAGAAGGCACAAATGAAGGCGGGCCGCACATCAACCGTAGCCAATCCCAATGATTGGCACCGGCCCCATTAATGACAGTCGGGTTCCAATCTTTCGCACCCTTCATTGTACTGACACTGGACACATCAACGATAGTTGGAAGCCAATCGTTCTTGTTCTTCGTCATTTCGCCCTTTTCAGCTTCAAGCACGTCCACCGGAAGGGGTTTCGACGCCGACTGAATCCATTTGGAAATATGCGCCTCCAGTCGGAAATGATCTCAGAGTCGATTCCCTTGACTATTTCAGCGACCAAAAGATCCGCGAATTCTCTCTCTGCGTCGGTCATGCAAAATTCCTATCTGGGAGCTCCGTGATCACGTCGGCAAGGAGCCGGTTGTTGTTGTAGTAATAGCAGTGCCAGCACTCCTTCTGGATGTCGATGTCGTAAGGGTTCTGACCGGCCTGGAAACGCTGGTTCATCTTGTCCCAGGCTTCCTTGATCTCTTCACCCTTACAGAGCTTCCAGGTGTCATGGTAGCCCCTGTGCTTGAGAACGTGAGAGGTACACATGTACACCCCATCCCAGACCCAATACGGCCTTACCATGCCCACCCAGCAGCCACCCTCATAGGGATGGAAGGTTTCACCAATCTCCTTGATGAAGAACTTCTTGTGGGTGTCCATTGCCTGCACGATATCGCCCCAATCCCCCTTGATCGTCAGGGATTGCTCGGTAAGGCAGTCCGAGGCAATGCGGACGAACTTGATCTCGGGATTCAACTCCACAAGCTTCGCGATGCTCTCAATCGACTCCTTGGTCGTTCCGTCGTAGATGATGTAGGAGAAACCCATCTTTTCCACTGGGAAGCCCGTAAAGTCGTAATCCTCTGGCTTCTTTCCCTCGTCGAGCTTGATCAGGGAAATTCTCACCCAAGAGAGCTTATCGGCGTTCTCAGGCTTGATATGCCGGGAAAGCTTCTCCGAGTTGGTGATGACCCCGATCTCGTACCCAAGGGAATGAGCCAGTTCGATCACGTCGTTGATGTTCCTGGACCCGTCCTTGTAGAGAAGGGGGTTTCCACCGCCTGTGATCTCCACGGACTTAGCCCCAAGCTCCCTGAACTCCCTCAGACCCTTCTCAAGGGTGTCCCAGGGAATCTTCTTGTCCACCGGCCTCCAGGCAACCGAGCAGAATGGGCAGTTGGAGTCGCAGGCTTCCGTTGGAGCAAGCTGGATGGTGATTGGCTTGAACTCCTTCTTTGCCTGAATGGAGTGGAGCACGTCTGTGTGTTGCAGGAGCTTGCCTCCCCAGGTGGAGTAGGCTTGCGTCTGCTTCTCATAGCTCACAGAGGGCTTTGCAGGAGAAGGGGGAGCCGGATCGTTGTTTTGAAGGACTTTCAAGCGTTTCATGCGCACTCCGAGAGATAGGTCACACCATGAGCGTGACCGTTGATCTGAATGTTTGGGCCAAGCTGGTTCATCAAAAAGTCGAAAATCTCTTGGCTTGACCGCGGCGGGTTGATGTACAGCTTGATCTTCAAGCCCTTCCGAATGTACTTCCGAAAGGAATAAAACTCCTTCGCTGTAGCGTGGTCGTCGTTATCGACCCACACATGGAACTCCGTGTCGGTCTCGAAAATTGAGCCCTTGCGCTTGAGTGAATCCTCAAAGTGCTTCAGGGGAACTTCTGGCTCCCCACGGGCGTAGATCAGGGTGTAGTGTTTCAACATCACATCACCAATGGGATGTACGGGCACAAGATACCGCACTTCATTGCGTTCTGAGGGTGATTGAGGCGATAGAGTTCAAGCCAAGTCACTTGGATGCCTCGTGGTTCTTGATGAACTCCTGGAGCTTCCTGGCGTCTTCCTGACGCTTGGGGAGCATGGACTCATACATAGCCGTCACACCGTCTCTCTGACCCCTGGCAATGGTCTCAGTGTAGGTTTGATCCCTTGGCTGCTTGCCGACTGCCCAGTGCATGTGCTCGGTGAAGATGCGAGGCTCGTAGATCCTACGTCCAATCATCGAGCTAACGTCCGTCAGCCACGTATCGTTGTAGTCGCAGGAGAAGTATGGAGGGACGAAGTAGCCAAGGGTTTCCACCCAATTCCTGTGAAGGAAGCCATGGGTGCCAAGGCGTTCGTTCTGAATGCCATCCATCCCGTGAACAAAGACGATCCTGTCGGAATAGCGGTTCATGTGCTCCCTGACAAGGGAGTCCCAGCCCTGGGAGCGGAAGATGATGTCGTCCCCGCAGTGCATGAAGACCTCGCCGGAAGCTACCTTCTGGCACTCATTCCACATCTCAGAGAGGACAATCCGCTCCCCGATGATTCCAAGGTGCTGAGGGGAGTCCATCCTCTCAAACTGCCGATGGGAATGGAAGTCGTCCTTGTCCATGTAGAAGACGATCTCCAGGTTCTTCTTGTCGTCGGCTGTATTCCAAGCAGACTCCCAGAGACGCTGCATGGCATGGGGACGACCACGGGTTGGTGTGAGCAGGCTAATCTTCATTTCGTTTACCTCAATCCACGAAAGGATAGTGAGCAAACGAAACAAAGGAAACCAGAAAGCCCCCCAGGCTTACTTTTCACAACTGAAGGAAACGAGGGTTGGCACCGGCATTCGCAGCCATAGACAGAAAGTTCGATCTCTCTCGAACCCAAACATGACCGTCGTCATCCTTGTAGACCACGAGTATCAGAGTGGGTTCCCCGCAATCCCGAGCAAGAGCCACGATCTCGTACTCAGTTCCCTTGAAATGACGCCAGCGTGTTCCTGGCGCTGGATGGTTTGGAATGGGAGGAAGATGTTCCATCATTTCTTCTTCTCTTGAATCCGGCGCTCGACCTCCTCATGGAACTTGGCTTCCATCTCAGCAGCCAATCGAGCGACAATTTCAATCAACTCATCCACGGAAAGGTTCTGCTGGGAGTCAATTACGTGCTCAACTCTCCTAACCGGCCCATGACCATGTTGGTACACTCGCCAACCTTCTGGCGTTGGAACGCTATCATACCCAGAACTGCACCAATGCACGTAATAGCCCGCAGCAAGTGGAAGTGAACTATTTTCCATGTGTCGAGTCCTTTCGCTTCACCATCAGAACCAATGATTTGGAACCGGGTGGATGCCAGAAGTCCAACTCAGGCTGACCACCATCCATGCACGGATGGTTGACCTTTCGCAGATATTCGTAAGTTGCCTTCACCGCCATGCGAATGGTTGGCTGGTTTATTGGCTCATACCGAAAAGCAACAAGCTCCCAAGCTAGGCCAGGAACATACCCGTACACCTGTTCAAATGAGTTCCAGCCCCACAAGGCAAGTGTTTGCTCGTCTTCGTGTTCAAGCATGGATCACCTGCGCTCGTTGTTCGTGCCGGTCCACCTTCTGTAGAGGTAGAGTTGCTCAGCAAGGACGCTGGTATTCCTCAAAGCCAGAGTCACCCGGATGTTGAAGTCCGAATCCTCGGAATTCGTGACACGAAGGCCCATTCCAGGCGGATTGAACCGGAACCCAATGTTCCAGACAGCCTTCAGGAACATAGCAGAGGTTCCAGCCGTCTCGAAGTCAGCCGTGAAGTAGTGGTTGATCCCAGGCGTTCCGAACCCATGCTCGACCATCTTGACCACCATATCTGGTTCGATGCCAGAAAGCTCCGTGGTGATAGTCATGCTCTTCTTGGCCGCAATATCTGCCTCGGAACGGCAGTGGTGGAACCCACAGAGGTTGTGGACGCTACCAGTTACCTGCATTGCCATGAATTGACGCTCAATCCTCTGGGGAAGAGCCACATCATCAGCATCCTGGCAGGTGACGATCAAACCCGTGCACTGCTCGATGGCCGTGTTCAGGCAATGCCACTTGCCCTTGTTCTCCGGGAAGTTGATGAACTTCACCCGAGGATCTGCCTTTACCATCTCCTGAGCCACCTCAACGGTATTGTCCGTCGAGCCGTCATTGACGATGATGACCTCAAGCTGCTTGTAGGTTTGAGCCAGGATGCTCTCCACGCTCTCCTTGAGGTACTTGCCGTGGTTGTAGCAAGGAATGACGACGGTAATCCGTGGCGGCTCCGTCAGGCTGGTGTCTTCGACTTCTTCTTGTGTGGGGGTGGTGTTTTCAGACATGGAAGGAAACCTACTCATCTCTTCTTGCTTTGTTTACTGCGAGCCCTACGTTCCTTGCGGGAACCTGAAACAGCTATCGAGGTTGCGAGAGCAGCGATGGAGGAAGACATTCCGACGCTCCGAGACTTCAGGAGTAGGGTCTCCGTCCTGCTGATCCGTCGAACCACTCTCAGACACGTCCAACGAAATGGGTTTTTCCTTGGTCGGGCTGTCACTATGTCTACCAGTGACGGAAAAACACGTCGAATTATCGGGAATGTCACACTTGAGAAACGGTTTAGCACAGCGTCGTCTCCAATTCGTCAATTTGTCATATACCACTTTGAGCACTGTGAATCGAAAAGCTTTCACATAGACCGGATACTGCTCGTTCGGACCCCAGAATGCTCGCAATTTATGGCCCCGGCACCGCACTTCACTTGGAAGGATCTGGCATGTAGACATAGGCGCGTCTTACCCTCAAACAGGTGAAACGGAAAGCTCTTGGTTGAGTCGGGGCTGTTGACCACTTGGCCCGCAACTTACTGGGAGCTTTGACTGGAGTCGATTCAAAGACAATCCCCACCTCGGGAATCTCAAAGGGCAGTTCATCACTCATGTGCCTTCACCTTCACCCTGATCCCGGCCCTTCGGAGACGCTTTGCAGCCGGAGAATCAGTCATGCTGATCTTGTGGAAAGCTTTAAGGTCTGCTGACATCTCAACACTCCACCTAACTTTGAGCTTCCGAGTGGTACCGTTATCCATGGGTCTTCACCCACTCCTTGATCAAAGCAGGGTGATCTCGGTTGATCTTGACATGCGGAGTGACCTGTCCTGTCCACCTTGTGTGGAAGATGTGTCCTCCCGTCTTGGTCTCCAGTTCCTCGGCCTTGGACTTGATCATTTCCTCGGTGACCTGGGACCAGGGAACCTCAAAGAATGGATTCCAGTTGGGGTCCTTGTTCTGAACCGAATCTGGGCCGTACATGGCCTTCCAGAAATCAGTCCAGAACAGCTTGTATTGCCGAATCTTGCGCTCGATGTTGAACCAGGAATAGTGAAAGACTCCTGGGAGCGTGTTGATCACGGTATTGTACCACCGAGCGTAGGTGTCCGTCAGCTTGGGGTTCTTGAGGCAACCCTGCCTCAATTGCTCGACTTGATCGGGAACAAAGCCCACAACAGGCATTGGCATCCCAGTTGCCTTGGAGATGTAGTCGCAGGTATCTGTCCCAGGAGAGGCGTAATCCAGCCCGTTGAAAGTTCTCCGAAGCGGCTTTGGAATCCCGTGGGTGATGTCAGGAAGGTTCCTAGAGAGGCGTGGTTTCCATGGGTTGATGTCTGCCCTCACCTTGCCGTGACGGCCCCAATACTCGACCACAGGGAGCGCTAGGATGGGAGCTCCCTGAAGGTACTTGCTGTTCTCAATCAGCTTTCGAATCTTTGGAGCGTCAACCTCGTGAACAAGCTCATCCACATCAAACTGCCAAAGGAATTGACCAGTGCAAGCAGCACGAGCCATGGCCTTGGTTTGTCCGTCGAAGATTCCATGATTGGGAGCAGTCCAGTCAAAAAGCTTGTTCCCATGGAGGACCTTCACTCTGGAATCCTCCTTTGCTAGGGATTCCAACCGTGCTGGCGTTTCATCCTCCCCGTTGCTGGTGTCAAGAACAACAACCTCATCGGCAAACTGCAACATGGAGCGAATGGACTCCACAAAGGGGTAATCCATCTCGACGCAATTCCGGGTGGTTGTGTAGGCTGAAATCTTCATCACTCTTCCTCGTTCTTGCATTCGTCTTCGTCGTCGGCAGGCTGGTACAAAGGAAAGGACATGTGGTCGCTCAATGGCTGGAACATGTCCTTCTTGGGAATCTGGGCATCCAAACGCTCTTGAACGTATTCGATCTGCTCGACAATGAGGTCAAACTGCCGGTTGATATCAGTGATCTCCTGGTGTGACAAGGACTTCTTCTTGACATCCATCAGTTTCTCAGTCAACAACTGCAACTCAACAGCAAGTCCGGCCAGAAGGAGGCTTTGCTCGGTCATGTTGACAGGAACACTCTTGCAATTAGCGCCACAGGCAGACCTGTGTTTCTTGAACTCCAAGAGACGAGCAAGCTGCGCCTTCCTTTCGTGCATCTCGTGCTCCAGGATACGGGCCCGAATACGCTTGATTGGAACTGGCGTGGCCTTTTTTTTGACTTTGAGCTTCATTTCGGAATTCATGTGTCTTACGCTCCAAATGACGAAAGGCGACTTTCGTCGCCTTCCATACTACCTTCCCTTTTGAGCGTTTGTTACCAAATTCCGTCGGAAATCTTGTTCTTTGGCTTCGGGGAAAGATCCACAACCTTGGGCTTCTCATTCAGGGGAGAGTCATCTTGCTGACCCGTGAAGCCGTGATCCTTGTCCTTCTCGGACACTGGCTTGACGTTGGCAAGGGTTCCTGAGCCCTGGACAGCGGGCCCTCCATTGTCGTAGTCAAACCATGGACCGCTGTACTCCGAAGCCGAGATTGGGCTTGGCGGGCACTTCTCTCCCGTGATCTTCTCCCACAACTCCGCATTCACGATGTGAATGAAGATGCGCTCGGCCTTCGTCTGATCCCAGGTGTCAATGCCGTGTGGGTCAGCGTAGACCTCCTGCTTCATCCTTCCACCTTGAGCAAGACCCATCTCAGCAGCCTTGGGAAGAGCCGACCTCGTAGCCGATGCGGACTTCACAGGAATGTAATAATCCTCGCTCGACATGCTAGCGGCTCCCTCGTGGTAGTCAGCGCTCACTACACCGGAATAAGATTCCAGAATGCGAGTGGCGTTCGAGGCAGGAATCTTCCCAGGCTTCGCAGGAACGACAAGAACCTGGATTCCTCCAACGTCTTCCTTGCCGGTGACCTGTCCTTCGACGGTGTAACCCTGGCCCATCTGCATGGCCACGAATTGACGAATCTGTCCACCGCCGATGTTGAATCCATCCAACCAAGGCTGGGGGCTGGGAGCAACCATGTAGTCTTGCTCAGGGTCCTTGCCATCGACTCCAGTAGGCGGCTGAAGCTCCTGGGTCCACTTGCCACCAGAGACAGCGTTGACCTTGCCGGTTGCCACCTTGACAGCCGAGGTTGGGCCTTGGAATCCAAGCCACATGGCCTCGCGGGCATACATGGGGATGAATACACCCCCATGGTCACGCCATGCCTCGGGAACCTTGTCCTTGTAATCCTCGATCCGCTTCATGGGGAAAGCACCACGGGAGGGAGGAAGAGCATGCGGCTTGCCATCCTCGGGCAAGCGAATGGTGCGGTGCAGGGTGATGTGGAATCCGTTCTCGAATGCGATGGAGTTGTTGATGATCTTCATTTGTTTCCTTCAGTAGGGGCAGTGTTCCGTCTTGAAGAATGTGCAGTACCGGCAGGCTTCCCCACGCTCCTTGAGCCACATTTTCCTCTTGATCATGTTGATCGTTTGAGAGACGGTCCTTACCGTCTCCAACCGAGTTTTGTCTCCCACAGAGACTTCCAGGAGTTCACAGTGATCGGAATTCTTGGAGATCCTCTTGAGCAAAACGAAGCCGCATTTAATGTCTCCAACAGGGATGTCAAGCTTCTGCGCAACGAAGTGCTTGTAGAGGGCAAGCTGCATCTTCTTGACCTTATCCTTCTTCTTCTTCTGGTCCCAACCCCAGGAGGTTGTCTTCCAGTCGAGAATCCAGTAGGTGTACTTGGAAGTTGACTTGCTGCCCTTCCGCGTCTTCTTCGGGACACGGATCACACAGTCAACGAAGCCCTTGAACCACTTGTTCTCATGCCTCTCCATTGGTTCAAAGAGCTCAAGCTCCGCTGCAACAACCTGCCATCCTGGAAAGTGCACGTCCATCCACCCTGGGACAAGGTTCAAGATCCCAGCCGCGGGTTCAAACCACTCCTTTTCCAGCTTCTCTGGCTTGCCATCGGCATCGAAACCAATTGCTTCAAAAGCTGCCTTGACGTTCGCAAGACACTTGTTGACGTTCTCTTCTTGATCGAACCAAACACTGGTTCCATTCAGAAGCCAGTTCTCCAAAGCATCGTGTACGGCAGACCCATACACCGTGTGCTCACTCCCAGGATCTTCATGACCATCGACGTACTTCAGCTTATGCCGCCACCCGCACTCAAGAGCAGTGGAAACCTCAGAGAAGGAAACGTGATTTTTTCCCGTGGGAAGTCGCGTTGAATCATTGAAAAGTGGGAGATGAACTGCCATGGGTCATAGATTGAACCTGGAGATCCCTGTTGTGTGCTATTTACTCCTAGCGATGGAAAAAACGGCATCCAACCTAGCTCTGTTGAAGGAGTTCACCGCTTACGTGGTGAAGTCTTTGAAGATTCGGCAAAATGCTGAAATCGTCTTCCTGTTTGGACACGATCCGAGCTACCCAAGCGCAGGCGGTTACATGCCAGGGTCGGGAAAGGTGATCGTCACAGCCAAGAACAGAGCGATTGCCGATATCATGCGCACCCTGGCTCACGAGCTTACCCATCACAGGCAATACGAGCTAGGGATGATTGGACCGGAGGACACCGACAACCAGCAGCTTGAGGATCAAGCGAACATCTTCGCTGGCAGGCTTGTCAGGTGGTTTGGACGCGAGCACAAGGAAATCTACGCCGACTTGGCTTGATTGATCTGGTCCCAGAAGTACGACGCCCTGGAACGGAGATAGGCTTCGCAGTCCTCCGCAGAGGAAGCGTACCACTCGTCTCTCTTCTGGAGGACGTTGGCATTGGTCATGACGTTCAGACCCATCACTCTGGCTTCCAGAGTTACTCTTGGGCAAGTGTCCTTGTCGAGCGGAAGGAAGATGAAGCCCTCGTACTCGCTGAGCTTGTCCAGGAACTCCTTGTAAGGGAGATTCGGGATAGGTTCGTGCTGGATCTTCTTGAGGTTGCACCACTTGTGGGTTTCCTCGACACCCTTGATCCAGGAGCCAGAGCCAAGGATAGCCCAGGGCTTCTTTCCTTCCTTTGGCTTCTGTCGGTAAGAGGATAGAAGGTCGAGAGTCTCATCATCGAAGACCGAAGACAGGACAACATGCCCTGGGTGTGTCTTCAGGTCTGGAACATGAGCCAACCATCTATCGCGCTGCCCAGAGGACATCCAAAAGATGCGATCAGCCTTCTCAAAGAAGTGAGCAATGAGCAATCCGTGGTGATCCTTGGCGCAATTACAAGGATTGCCGCTGACTTGGATATGTCGGTTGGTGGAGCGGTAGGAACAGAACTTGAAGTCGTACTCAATGATGGAATACTTTGCTCCGCTCCTGGGGAGGTATTGGAGCATGTACTCGCTGAGGGTTGTGAAATTCCCGAAGATCCAATACTTGTCCTTGTTGGCGTCCAACATCTTCTTCGTGAGAGACTTGGCATGAAGCTTGAAAAGCTTCTCTGGAGCCTTCTTGATCAGGGCTTCCGAGGTGAGTTCGGCTCCTCCTGCTACGTCCTTGACAAAGAAGTCGTTGACGAAGACGATCTTGGTGGACTTTGGAATCACATACTCGATAGGGATTCCATCGAATGGGCTTTTAGCTTGTGTCATCCTATTTTCTTTCCTGTTCGTTCACAGGATGGAAGAAAATGAGGTTGATGTTTTTCGTCGATTCCTCGCCATATGGCTTCCCGTCACGCCAAAGGATTTGGAAGAAACCCATGGAGAGAAACTTGTCAATCTCGTGCTCTGTTGGAACCACCTCAGTTCCAATATCCTCGAACTGCCCCACCTTGTCCTTGACCCGTACCTTCTGCACAGACATCAAAAGGAGGCCATTCTCCTTTGACACCACTCGGTAGGTGTCGAACTTGAAACCGACAATATCCCCTGGGAGGAGGGAGTCAACAAACGCCGCAGACGCAGCAGGATCAAGCACCAAGGTGCCCTCAGCATCGGCGTCTACTTGCTCATCGGTTAGAGTCGAAATACGACGGATGTTGGCCATGTTGTACTCCAAACCACTCCGTCCTTGAAAGAGGTGCTCCTTGGAATGTGTCTCCACGGGAACAGTACGTGGTGCCACCTCGACGCGGAGCTTCTGCCCGTTCCGCTCAATGATGTCCCCATCCTTCACCTTGCTGTCCTTCTTTGCTTCTTCGCCCATAAGCTTTTCCTCCAGGTTAGGATACGATGGCGGGGTTCCGTCTTCAACCCCTAAAATGCGTTTGCTGACTTCCCATAGGTTGTTTTTGGCCGAGCGCCGTCGGATAGCTCCGCATTCCATCAACTTTTTCGCCAGGAGTTGCGACTTGTAGACGGAAAACTTTGCAAATCCCTTGGAAAGGAAGAATAGCGCACGGCGATCCCCAATTTCTTTCAGGGAAAGAAGCACGGTTTCTCCCCCTTTGGGATCAATGGAGTCAAAGAACTCCTGGTCAATTTGGTTCAGCGACTCAAGAGGACATTCACCCTCAATCCCTCGCTTCTTGAGCCATTTAGTGTAAATCTCATTCACCCGCTCATGGGAGTTGTTGTACGGCTGGTACCTCAACACTGAGTCGATGATCCCAACCACCTCATCCAGGAACAGATTGGCTTCCTGGAAATTGGAGAGGTAGTTCAGTGCACTGGATTCAAGCTGGTACTTCGTCGCCCCCTTCGCTCTGTCCGAGGACAACAGGCGGTGCATGGTAACGTTTCGAATCCCATTGGGAACCACATTGGTCTCATCCAACAGCCATTCCCGGATTTCAGGTACCGAGCGAGATTGCCATTCTTGAGCAAGTGCTTGGCGATCTGCTTTTCCAACCCTAGCGGAAGCGGCTTTCTTCGATACCCTCTTTGTTGCCTGAGACGTTGCTTGAAGCTTCTCTTCCAGGAAAACAGGACATGACTGAATCTCGGCTGTCTGTAGATCGCAAAGGAACTCGTACTTCTGCCCGCTCTTGTGCGTGCTCGGAGCAATGACTAGAATTCCTCCTAGTCCTCGCACATCCAGCTTTTCATCGAGAAGCTGGCAGGAGTTCTTCACTGGGACTTTTGACCAATAGAGGGCATGCGATCCTCCAGAACCGCTTCGCTGCATCACCGTCTCCCCGTATGACTTGAGGGATTCAATGAATGGATGAGCTACAACGTCACCATCCAGAGCGATTAGATGCCTCCCATCTCTCCCCTTCCTGCCAGTTGCAATGGCAAGATTCACAGGCTTGGAGGAAGTAAACCACGACTTTACCTTCGTGGAGTCAAAGGTCGCTGCCGCCTGCCAGTTAGACATCAAGGGATGCTTCCCAGGACTTGGGCATCGTTCTCCTCGGTGACAGGTGCAAACTCCATTTCTCAATCCATGGCATGGGATCATTGGAATCTGTTGGCGGGCGAAGAACTCGATTACGCGGTTAAGATCGTTCATCTTCTCTACGGCTTCTACTTCTTCTCTCTACCACAGAAGAATACCAATTATACCTACTTCCCCTTCTCTTTCCCTCTCTATGGTTATCTTCCACAACCAGAGTTTCAGGAAAAGAGGGCCAGAAAAAGGTGTAATTAGCCAGCAATCCTGGCAATGATCACCACGTCCGTGGCTCCAACAGGAGGTGTGTTCACAGAGTACACATAGTTCCCACCAGACCTACCACGGTAAAAGATGGTGGCCGAAGAAGCTCCACCACCACCACCAGAGACCGTTGTGGTTGAGTTTATTACAACCCCGGATGCAGCTTGTGATCCGGTGACCACGGTGGCTGCTGCTGAGAAGTATTCGCCGTTGTAGTCTGCCATGGTTTACCTCAGACAGAAGGAGCGACCCCGTTCCAAGGAAGCAGAATGTGGTTAATTGCGATCCAATCCAAGGCTCCCGAGGTTGTCGAGATTGTCGAGCCCGTGCTACGGTTGTTGGTGTTCAGTCGCACCAAGGTAGAGACGCCCTTGAAGCCATGGTTGGCTGGTGCTGCCCAGAAGCCTGGGAGGAGGGTGTCATAGTTTGTGACCGCCGAGGTTCCAATTTGGTACGAGTACCATGGGGTGTTCGTGTTCACCCAGGCGTAGTAACCAAGGCCAACTGGTGCCCATGCTTCTCCAGCAAGTCCTTTGCCAAACCAGCACTTTGGTGCATAGAAGTAGTACGAACTGGATGCGGCTTGAGCCATGGAGTAGTAGTTGCCGTCCAGGATTCCAACCTGTCCACCGCCACCTTGACCTGTGTGGAGCACGTATGGGTCGTTGTCTTGGGCGCTGAAGGTGCCGGAAACCATTGGGTCAAAGATGAACAATGAAGTCGAGTTACCGCCACCAGCCGGATATGCAGCAGCCCAGAAGGCGTATGGAGCCGTGTTCTCGGCCCTGAAGTGAGCTCGATTACTTGCGTTTGTTGCCCACTGGATGGTGCTCGTCCTATCCGCTGCAAACCACTTGAACTCCTCATTGGAACCAGAAGGCATTGCCGTGGCAGTGCCTCCAAGGTCACCAGCACCAGAGGTGTGGATGTAGATTCCTCTGCCTTGGATGCCCGTGGAGCCTGCGCTCTGGAAGCCCAGGATTCTCTGGACGTTTCCGTACGAACCTGTTGGCTGTTGGACGAGGAAGTAGGAGTTGTCAGTTTCCAGAACGCTTGCGCTGGTGATGATGTCACCAGCCGAGAGGACGCTTCCATTGGACGATGAGATCACGGTCCAGCTTGCGCTTACGAGCGTGTCCTTCAAAAGGAAGAGGAATTCCGAGCCTTTTGTGATGGTGTTGTTGACGTTAGAGATCCAGGCCATGGGTGTATCCTTTAGTTAGGAATCATCAAGAGTTCCGCCGAACCAAGGACGGCGGGAGTGCTTCCAGTGGAGGTGTACAACTGGAGCTCGTAAATTTGCTCTGCGTTGGTGGAAAAGTTCGTGGCAGATGCCAAGTCGCTCGAAAGGAACTTGGTTGGGGTGGTATCCGAAGAGGAAATCGCTGAAACACCTGGACCGCCAATTTCCACGTATTTTGCCGTGCTGATGTTGTACAGCTTGATGTATGCAAACTGTGCGCCATCGTAGATGGACAGAATGGTCTTCAGGTAGATCCCCATTCCCCCAGACACATAGGCCCACTCAGTAGGGGACCAAGCGTTCTGTCCAGCCACCTGGGGGTTGCTCGATGTGTTTGTGGTAGACACATACCCGGCAAGAGGCAGTCGCCCGTAGATGCCGGTGGACCCGCTAATGGCCACAGATCCATTGGACTGAGAAGTGATCCTGATTCCAGCGGCTCCGTACATGAACGGGGTGCCGTCATACAGGGTTCTAACCGAAGCCGAGAGGGGTCCGCTGAACGCCCCGGATTGCAGCACGTGGAAGGAGCCAGAAACCTTGGCATCTCCCCCAAAGACCGTGGCTCCTCTGGTTGAGGTTCCCAGAGTTGAGATTGCTCCCGAGATGAACAGGAACACATCTTGGCCAATGGAACCCGTGCCAAAGAGCGCCGTGTTGATTGACCCGCTTTGATTCAAAGCACTGGAAAACGGGTAAATAAGGAACGAAGCGTTCGTTCCGGTTGACCCGGAAGCGATCAGCTTGTTTGTCCTTACTTGGCTTGCACGAAAGTCGTAGGTCATTGGCTTACCTTGCTAAGTATTGAAATCACGGAACCCCAAGGTCTGGATCAGCCTGGAATGGACTTACATCCGAACCAGTTGTGTCCATTGCCAGGAAGTGAATGATTCCCGTGTATGGAACGGAGAGCTCATTCACAGCGTAGCTATTAGAAACGGCCACGATCGTCTGCCCGATATTTAGCTCGTCCGAAGAGCTGCCAACTGGGTTGTAATTGAGGTATTCTGGGAAGCTTGGGAGAGCTCCGAAGGACATGCTCAGGCTCGATTGGTTGCTCAGAGAGCTAGACCCAGCCGATACCCAGGCATAGGACCCAGAGAGATCGGTGCTCCTGTTGACGTAAATTGGGAAAGAACCCGTCGTGTAAACTCCACGATAGGTAATCTTCCCAGTGAAAGGGGCTGAGAAGTTGGCTGTGAACCCACTGCTTGTCAGCCCGGTTACCCACCAAGCAACGTTTGGCGTTTCCTGCCCGTCAGTGCCCGAGAACTGGCTTTGAGACGGCTCGAATGCAAGATAGGGAGTCCCAGCGAAAGGAGTGGAAAAGACGACCGCGTAGGACGTTTGGTTGGTAAACGTCTCGGTTGCCTCCAAGAAGGTAGCGTATGAAACAGCCCCCGAAACTGCCCACGATGTGCTCAGGTATGTTGGTGCGCTGTAGAACGACCTATCACGCAACACCTTTTGGAAGTCAAGCGACTTCGTGGTGTTGGTGATCGCATCAACAAATGACCGTACATCCGGTCGGCGGGTATTGCCGTACGGATAGACCTTTCGGTATTTGGCTCTATTTCTGCCAATTCTCTCGTCGATGCTCACGAACTGTAAATAGCCCCGCCCACAGTTCAGCGGCTCAAACGAATGTCAGAGAATCTGAGCCGCAAGCGTGGCAAGTGCGCTTCTCTCACCCTTGGTCAAGGTGACGTGACCAGAGATGGGGTAGCTCTTGAACTTTTCGATTGCGATGGTCAAACCGTTGGACACGGAATCCACGTACATGTTGTCGATTTGCTCAATATCGCCCGTAAGGACGATCTTGGTACCCTCTCCAACACGGGTGATGATTGTCTTCAGTTCGTGGGCATTCAAGTTCTGGGCCTCATCAATGATGATGTAGGCGTTAGCGATTGAACGACCACGGATGAAGGTCATGGCCTCAACCTCAATGGTTCCGTTCTCAAAAAGCATCTGGAGAGTCTCCTCTCCTCTTTTGCTCTTCTTCCCGTCAGCGGAAAGAAGGTACCGAAGGTTGTCCTTGATAGGAGCAACCCATGGCTCCATCTTCTCCTCCATCGTTCCTGGGAGGAATCCGATGTCCTTGCCAAGCGGCTGAATAGGGCGGCACACGATCAAGCTCTTGTACTGCTTGCGCTCCAAGACTTGGTGAAGCCCAGAGGCAATTGCCAAGAGAGTCTTGCCCGTTCCAGCGGACCCAACCACGGTGACAAGCGGGATGTTGGGATCAAGCAAGGCATCAATGGCGCAGCGTTGGCCGCTGTTCTTTCCATTGATCTTGCAAGGAGCAAACTCCGTGATCCTATACCCAACGCACCCCTTCAATCTCATCAGGGCATGCTGATTGGTCGTTGGGTTGGTTACGTTGAGATACTGGTTCTCATGGAACTCCTTGACAACCTCTTCAGGGAATTCCAGCTTTCCTTCCTCGAAGAAAGCATCAAGATCGAAGTCCCCGACCAACTCAGCCGAACCGCTGTAAAGACCCGCCGCAGACTTGGCCACATGAAGCTTCTTGTAGTCGTCCGAAGTGATCCCAAGGGCGTTGGCCTTCAAGCGAAGCAGGATATCCCTGGAGATGAGCACCGTCTCCTGCTTCGACTTCTTCTTCAGAGCCAAGCAGAGAGCAAGGATTTGATTGTCTCCCGACTTCCCTTCCAGTTCAGAAGGAAGAAGTTCCTTCACGTCATTGAACCCAAGGGAACTGATCGACATGATGAAAAGCCGACCAAGCCCCGCTCCAAGAGGAACAGGGTCCTTGAAGGCTTTGTGCTCCTTGGTGATTTCCGTCAGCTTACGCGATGTCTCACGAGCATTGCGTCCGACTTCATCTTGACGATCCTTGTGCCTGTCAAGCTCCTCAAGTACGATCATTGGAATAACCAAGTCGTGTTCCTTGAATGAGAAGAGCGCCGAAGGGTCAGAGAGGAGAACGTTGGTGTCCAGAATGTAGGCTTTTGTTTCCATAGCTCAAAATTACAGTGGATTGTCCAAGCGCACTTGGATTATACGTGAATGCCTTTTCGACAAGAATTGATCAAACAGTCTTCTTGGAAGATGAGCCCTTTGGCCTACCCCTTGGACGAATCAATTCTGGCAACTGCGCTTCGTCGAGTTTGATCGAAACATTCACGTTCACCGCGTAGTCCTTCGTCGAATCACCACCGATTTCAAGAACCGTTGGCTCAGAGGAAGGTTCGACGCTTGGCGCAGTTTCCACTGTGGAATTCACTTCTAGGTGAGAAGGCTCCACCATCACACTCTGCTCCACCATCTCTTTTTGAATCGAGGGTGTTGGCAGAAATGGAAAAACGGCAGATGGCTCTTCCTTCTTTGGAGGAGCAGCCAATCTGCCGTATGGATCGAGGGTTCTGTATGGTTTGGTTGGGTCCAATCCGTTCAGAAGTACCTCAGCAGCCATTATGATCTTCATACCCTTAGATAGGGCATGAATTCATTTTCACCCCTCAGCAGCCTCGCCCTCAGCAGCCTTGCTTGCCTTGCGAGCAGCACGCGCCTCGGTCACAGCCTTGTCCGCAGCCAGAGTCTCCTTGATGATCTCGGAAACCTGCTTGCGAAGGTCACGGAGTCCTGCACGCAAACGCACACCTGCGCTAACGTTGCGCTTCACCGTGTTCTTCGTCAGGTCCTTCTGAAGATCAGCAAGGCTCTTCTCCATCTTCGCCCAAAGCTCAGCCACCTTCGATACACTCTCGTCACTCATTTGATGATACTCCTTTATGCAAGAAGTATCCTTGCCTAGTTTTCATGGGTTGTATCGGCAAATGTGACGGTCACTTGTGGTTTGCAACGTCCCAAAGGGCTTTTCCTGCACCGCCCAGAACTGCAAGGATAAGTGCCCAAACAACCTTGGAAAACCATTCCCCGGCTGTGCTTTTGACCTTGATCACAGATTCGAGCTTCTCCAGGTCATCACCAGCGATCTTCTTGAGCTTGACGGTGGGCTCAACCTTCTTTTCCAAGTCCTTGTCCTTGTCAACGAGCTTGTCCAGGGATACACGGATTCCAGCCATGTTCTTTTCGTCGGTATCCGCGTGGAACTTGAATTCTTCGGCCATGTGTTGAATTCCGCTTTCAACCGACTTCACCCTGGCGTACAATCCGCTATCAGGCTCGTAGAGTCCGCGGTGAATTTCATCTACCTTCTTGGAAGTCTCAGCCTGCTTCTCCTTGATGTTCTCGACGATGACGAGCATCTTGTCGAAGCCGCCGTTCAGGACTGCGGAGGAATTGATCTTGGCCGAAATGCTCTCCAGGAGCATTTGAAGTTCTTTATCGGATTTCGTGTCAGACATGCTCTGCTCCCCGCGTGAAAATCAGGCTGTTGACTCAACAACCAACTTTCATTAAGTAGGAAACCAAGGATAAAATGACGACGACATCCTTCATTGATAACTCGATATTGCTGCCCAGCCTTCAACAGGCCAATGAAAAAATGAAGAATACCCTGGGTCGCATCAACGTCGCGTTGAACTCCCAGGGATATCCCTTGAACAAGGAGACATATCACTTCCTTACAAAGGTGTTGGAGCCAAATAACCGTGTGGAGAGGACTCTCTACATGCTTCTCTTCCAGGCTGCTTACCAAAGTGAGCTTCTTTCTGCGGGAAGTGCTTACGTGGCGATCAGGTTTGCCAACGAGTTCATCTGCGAATTGATGAAGGTGCCGGATCTCTCCCGTCGAAACGAGGTGGAGCTAATGGCTATCTTCGAGAGCGTGGCAGGCAAACTGAACGAAGCCGTGTGCAAATACTCAAAAAACATCACGGAAGAAGCCCTCCTAGAGGAGATTCGAAGGATCACTGATGACAAGGAGCTCTGCGAGGCGATCCTCCAGGCGATCACCGTTTGTGGACTTGAAGGGAAGATCCACATTGAGGACAGCATCTCGAACTCCTATGTCGTGGAGCAGAAGTCGGGTTACTTCTTCAGCGCCGTGAAGCCGTTCAAGTTCTTCATCCCGCAGTCTGGCTTGTGGGAGGCTCACAACCCAAAGGTGATGCTCGTGGACGGAATCATTGAACAGGTCAGCGAAATCGACAAGATCCTGAACGGAGCAATGGAAACCAAGATCCCGGTCCTCCTTCTGGCTCATGGATTCAGCGAGGAGGTCATTTCCACGCTCAAAGTCAATGTGGATCACGGGAAGTTCAATATCATGCCCGTACGCTTGACCACCGACCTCGATTCCTTGAACGTCCTGAACGACATCGCCGTAGTTTGTGGATGCGACGTTGTTTCCACCCTCAAGGGCGACTTGGTTTGCCTTGTCTCCTTTGACAGCCTGCCTGTCGTGGAGAAGGTCAAGCTCACTGCCCATGAGTTGAACGTCGAAAACGCCAAAACCAGACGAGGGGTATCTAACCAGATCAGGATGCTCCTGGAGAAGCGCCGGGACAATCAAGAGTTCTCCGACATCTCCACCATCATCGACAAGCGTATCCAGGGGCTCCTTGCAGCTTCGGTTGCCCTGAGACTCCCAAACATGCCCCCTTCAAGAAGGGAAAACACCAAGGTCCGCATTGACGTGGCACTTCGACAAGCCAAAACCCTCCTTGTCCATGGCAGGGTGAATTTCCAGGAATTGCTTGCTTTTGGCTTTGAAGGCCCCTTTGTTGGTGATCCAGTGGAAACAGCCTTCTTTCAGGCGCTTCGGAACATGGAAGAGGAATTCAACTTGCTTCCTTCCCTGAGCGTCTGGGCAAGTATCTACTTGGCGGGGAAAGCCGTGATCAACCTGATGACCACAGGTGGCCTCGTCGTGATCACTGACCAAGAGCCTTGAGGACAGCGGAGACGGCTTCAGGATCGGTGATCCAAGGGGAAAGAGCCTTCTGCACCTTTACTCGAACGTCAGCCTTTCCTGGGGCTTCTGGAGCGCTTCCCGAGCCTGCTGGGGAAGTTGACTGACCAGCAGCCTGAGCGGCCATCTTCTCAATCTCCCTCTGAGGAAGAACCGTTGGAGTCTTTCCAACTTGGGAGAGCTTCATAAGCTCCTCATAGGTCAGGGTTGCCAACTCGGTTGCCAGGGCATCGTTGTCGATGTACGGAATGTTGGAGCTAGAGAAGAGCCTCTTCAGGAAGCCACCTGTCTTCTCCTGAGCCAAAGCTTGCTTGAACACCGGAACCAGCTTTTGCCCAACAGGTTGGGTTGGGTTGTTCCTGGCTTGAGCCACCAACCTGGAACGAAGGAGGACGGGAAGATCCTGACGAAGGAACGAAGAGAGATGCTGGTAGAAGCCAAGGGCCTTGCCGAGCATCGGGGAGAGCTTCCTTGGATCGGCTCCACTCTTGCCTGAGATAAGCGAGGTCAACTCGGCCTCAGCCATGTCCAAACCTTGCCTGACGCTTGGGAGCTTGTCCAAGAAAGGGGAAAGGGCTTCCTCGACACCTACCATGGAATCCACGATTTGAGAGATGGTCCCGGTATCAAGCCTCTCAAAAACGAGGTAGTAGCTCTCCAGGAGTTGCTTCGCCTCTGCAAATGCGGTAGCGGCTTCTGCTGCCTTCTTGCGGGCATATTCTTCTTTCAAAGACAGTGTTGCGTCGGTGCTCATTTGTGCTCCAATGGTGGTACCCTGGTAAATAGAACGGGTTTGAGGCAGTGTATGGAAATCAAGACAAAAACCTTATCGTGGGAGGAATGGGAGAAAATCCAGGGAGGTAAAGAGAAGGTCGAAAAGAAGCAACGCCTGAACGTTGCCGCCGGGAACCTTGCAAAGAACCGTCCCCCAAAGAAAGACCGCTTCTACCTACCCGTGCTTCACTTGAACGACCCCACCCAATGGCCCGAGGGTCCGACCAAGCCTCGGTTTACCAATGAGGTCGCCCACAATGTGTGCCTTGGGAACTGTTGCGGTGTCCCAGGGGTCTATTCAGCGTGTTGCCAAATGGACACAGAAGACCTAGAGCATGTGCTGGGTCCTGTGGATGAGAAGTGGATCACGGAAACCATCGCTTGGTTTACCAAGAAGGGCATCCCCACCACCAGGGCGGATCTCGTGATTGACATGGAAGAGGGTAGGTTGATCGGAGAAAAGTTCTTTGAGGGAGCCAGAAAGCAAGTTTTTCTCTCAAAAGAGACATACCCCATCTTGCGCTTCCAGATCAACGGACCTAGATTCGCTTGCAAGTTCCTAAACACTGCCAACGGGAAGTGCCAAATTTATGAACAGCGACCGGGAATGTGCCGTGGCTATTTGTGTCAATACGTCAAGGCAAACTTCCTAGTTAGGACTGATCCCGAAAATCACCCAAATACTTACAGTAAAGTCCGATGAAGAGCTTACGATAAACCAAAAGAGGTACATGAACATGGAAGCAGCAGAGACAGAAGCAACAATGACAGATGAATCCTCGGTCATCGAGGGCGTGTGGAAAAACGCAGACAGCAAGAGGACAACCGCCGCAGAAATGCTGGAGTGGATCACCAAGGCGCAAGCCGACAAGGACCACCAGTATGAGCTGATCGTCGGGTCCGACTCGCAGATGCGTGGACGCCAGTTTTGCTTCATCACCGTCGTCTGCCTCCGAAAGGTCGGTAAGGGCGGCAACTATCGGTACAACGAGCACTTCGTCCCAAGGACGAACTTCGTCCAGGCCGGTAAGGGCAAGCGAGTGAAGGGCAACCAGAAGCTCAGGATGTTCTCCGAGGTGGAGCGTTCCATTGCCGTGGCCACGGACATCTTCGAGAAGACCGGCTTCCTGCCAGTCGTCCACATCGACGCAAGCACCAAGGACAAGAAGGAGTTCACCTCCGAGTTCTCCGACGAGCTTGCAGGTATGGTCAGGGCCAGCGGCTTCGACTGTGTGCTCAAGCCAGAATCGTTCGTGGCAAATGCGGTAGCTGACCGTCACACCAAGTGATAAACTTGGGTGATGAGCTATCACAGCCATAACGTGCAAATGGGACGGTGGCATGAAGCAGAGTCCCCTCTCTTCCTTTGGACGAATTCGGGAGCCTTCCTGGAGGGAGCAGGGACAGTCCCAGCAGGAACTCTTGTTTTCCCGATAGAGTTCTATCGGGGATATCTGCGTCTCCTGATAGGAGAGAAGTTCTTCCTCCTACTGGAAAGCTCCTCCCGTTCCTTGATTCCAGTTGAAGAGGACCGATGAGCATTACCGATTCACTCATCCCAGGTCGCTGGTATTGTTCGCCAAACCCAGTTAAACCATGGAAATGTCTGGGGGATAATGATGTAGAAGCAGTCGCTCTTCCTTCGTTGAAAGCAGGAACGCCACTTTTCTACCTGAAGCACTGCGCCGGGTGGCTATACTTTCTCGTTGACGAACGAGTTGTTTGCCTCTACACCTTGGAAGAGATGATACATCTTGTGCCGTACGACGGTTATCAGTATTCTTCCATCCATTTGACGAGGTAAGTTCATACACTTGGGAATCCGAAAGGAATTCAGAGAAAATGGACGAAATGGATCGTAAGAAGCTTGAGACCGTCATTGAGAGCAAGGTCTACAAGCTGGTGGAGCTCCTTGGGGAGCAAATGTCGGACGGAACGATGATCTATCTTGGGCGCAACCAGATTGACATTGACAGGATGGTAGCGGACAGGCTCCTGAGCATTGCCAAGGGAGCCATGATGGACGCTTTGCTGGCCCACCTGGACATGTTCATGAAGGACCTGGACAAGGCTCTGGTTGAGGCAACGGGCAAAGAAAACCCTTTGCCCCATGGAAAGTCGTCGAAAAAGTAAAGAAGGCAGAGCGGAGACGGAAGTTCAAGGAAGCTTTCCTTGATGTCTCCTTGACGCTTTTTTTGCTTGGCGGCTTTATAGCACTAACGAACTTCTTGAGGTAGGAAATGCCAGCCGTTGAGTACATCAAACACCTCGTCGAGTGTAATTGCTTACTTCCGCAATTCAAACACAGCGACCCTCCCATGTGGCATCACTTTGTGGTATTCTCCGAAATTGATGAGACGGGGGCTGTCATCCCATCCTTTGCTCAGTGCAACAACTGTGGAATGGTCCACAAGGTCACAGAGGTGGGCGTCTCCTCAACGATGAAGAGAGATACCTTCCCAGCCATCCCGTCGATTGCTGAGGTTCGTGGTAGCTTCCCGGAGCGATTGCAGAAGGAACTCTCTGGCTATGAGTTGGACCTCCCAACCTGTCAGGAGATCGCCTTCATCTTTCAGCATCAACTCTGGGGGAGAATCGTGATCCTCCAAAAAGAGCAGGTCGAGGAGTACCTCGTGGGAAAGATCCTTCAGATCATTGGCAACTCCATTTGGAGAATTCAACCCTTCCAAGAGGAGATCGAAACATGAACAAAGACGACGACAAGGACGCAACCTACATCCAACCAAACATCGAACACGAACTCTCCAAGGAGAAACGACAGGAATGTCGCAACATCCTCCTGGAGATCAGGAATTTTGGCGTCAATCAACGTCAAATCCTGTTTCTGATTCAACTCCTAGCCATGGAGCTCGAAAACACCGATGTGATGAGGGAAATCACCAGAGCAATCGGTGAGAACCGCTCCAAGGTGCGCCTCAATCCAAAAATCACCCTCCCCGAGGGCATGGAAGTTGCAGGCAAGACCATCAAGAAGAAGCTTGACCGGGGCTGAGCTTCTTTACCCCCTCTTGACGCAAATCAAACGACGGGGCTTGCTATCCCCAGGGAACACAAAGGTGGTCTCACCCTCCCTGGAGTGCTCCGTGTCCGATTGACGCCAGATCCCACGAAGCTCTTCCTTTTCGAGCTTCATGTTCTTGGTGGTGCCATCTTCATTCATGAACTTGATGAAGTGCATGTAGACCTCCTGGAACAATCCATTCCCAATTGGTCGAAACACACGATCAATGCAAGTCGTCATCCTGCCCAGCGTTCTTGGTAGAGCCATCTTCTTTTACCTCATTTTGCTTGATTGTTGTCCTGTTGGATCGACGCTTCCTCCACGTCCGTGCACCGAAACCAAAACTGGTTCTCCCCAACACGGATTCTGTAGGAAATGAGCCGCTCATTCCCCCGGTACGCCAAGGGAACCTCCCGGAGATGCCTCCGTGCATCCACCACCTCCAAGACCTCCCCCGTCTTGAAATGGTCAAGAAACCTCATCTCAACCGCTTGGGTGGGATCAAGCCAGGGTGAAATTGGGTCTCGATACCCAATGGCGAAGTCTTCAGGCGTGGTTACATTCTTGTTCAGCTTGGCTTGAACAATGCAGCCCGGTGGATATACTGGAGTGTACACAGACATTACCTGTAATCATGTGCGCCGAATCAGGAAAAGCCAAGCCGGAAAACAAATGCCAACCACCTGCCACACAGAAGAAAAAGAAGTAAATGACGCCACGGCCATCCATCCCACCCCCGGACAGTGCCTCATCGTCCAAGAAGGATTCGTTTATTGGTCAAGTCCACCAAGTAGCCTCGAAAAGGCAACCCAATACTCAACCCTCCCAAGGAAAGACTGCATCCTCCTACTTGACTTCTTCCAGGGTAAGTCTTTCAATTACTGGAAGGCAATCACCCTGAACGACAACAAGATCGTCTACACCACCACAACCAACCTCAAACTCTCCTTGGTCCTCGAACCAGAAGCAGCTTGATCAAACAAAGGAAAAGAAGTTACCATGACCCGCAAAAAGATTCAACCCCCATCCAGCCTGTCATCCCAGACGGAAACCATCCTCGAAAAGCTCGGAATCAACCGGGAAGATGTCCTTGCCGAGAGCACCGAGGAAGTCCTCTCCGCAAAGATGGTCGTCGCAGGCTTCATCGACCAAACCATGTTCTTCCTCGAAAACCTCAAGAAAACCATCCTCACCTCCCCAGGTGGCCTCGACCTGCAAACCACAGGAGTCATCCTCACCTCCTGTATCCAAATGCTCGAACACACCGAACGAGCCCTCACCAAGTACGCCTTCATCCGTACGGCAAGCCGCCAAATCACCAAGCTCAAACTCGCCAAGGCCAGTAACGCCGACAACGATCCCCACGGCGACTTCTATTCCCACGAGGACAGTAGCGAGGAATCGCCAAACCCAGAGAACGACAGGCAAGAGGGGGAAGAAGAAGAAGAAGAGGACATCGACCTCGTTGAGGAACAATCTTCACTTCCCGCTGACGCTAAGAAGAAACTGAACTGAGAAAACAGCATACTCACCAAAGTATGCCCCCACGTAACAGTAAGCCATTTTCTTGCAAGCTCTGCGGAGAGTCCTCCCCAAGCTCCTTCTACGGCTCCGACAAATCTACCTGCAAGAAATGCAGGAAAGAACAACTGAACAACAAACGCCTGGAAGCCAAACTCAACCCCCCAATGATCGGGGAGAGACGCACCTGTGTCCGCTGTAACACAGAGAAGGACGCCTACTACGACTTTTACGAAAGCAATAAAAGTGCATGTAAAGTCTGCGTCTCTCAACGTTCCAGAGAATGGTGTGTTGCAAACTATGTGCGTTTCCTCTGGGCACAAGCCAAAACAAGAGCGAAGCGAGATTCAAGGGAGTTTACCATTCGCGAGGAAGACATTCTAATACCGAGGTTTTGCCCTGTTCTTGGCATGGAACTTGTTATCGGTGGCCCACAAAGCCAAAAAGACAACAGCCCCTCAATTGATCGCGTTGATTCAACAAGGGGTTATACCCCAGACAACATTAAAGTGATATCCTGCCGAGCAAACACTCTTAAAAGCAATGCAACGATCGAAGAGCTGGAAGCTGTACTTTCATACATGAAAGATTGCTCCCGCTAAAGCAGTCACCTCGCTGGATTTCCCCCGGAAATTTTTTGACGCCCTTTTCTCTTC